GGGATAAGTTGCTAGACCTTGTTCCAACATACATGGGGTTTCATATCGAAACGGACGATAATCTTTTTGTTTTTCTGGTGTTGCAAATGCAGGTGTGGTTAGCAGAAGAGATGCAAGAATCAGAAACTTTTTCATTTTTTAATAAATGCTTTGATAAAGTCAAGAAGAAGAATTGCACCAAACACTTGCAGATAGGTGACAGAAAGACCGATCATCAGTGCAAGAATTGCATAGATGATACCAGCAATGATCGCATTTGCAACAATGCCGCCGATCAACTTACCCAAAATCTGACCGATCATTACTGCGGTTTCTTCAAGTTGTTTTTGTTTTTCAGGAGAAATTGTCATTTGTTTTCCTGAATGGCAAGATAAGGTTGATTGTAGATCATGTGGTCAAGAATCATGCCAATTTTTTGTCTGTATGTTTCATCATAATTCTTGCTACATTCTTCATAAGCATCATACAGTTTGGTATAAAGAGAATCCCAATGTTCTTTGCTGATGTAATTCATTGTTTCAGTCCTCAGGGTAGAGTTTCCAACCATCAGGGCGGATGCCCATTTCTTCAAGTTGTTTTTGCTTTTCAGGAGAGATTGTCATTTGGCGTGACGGCAATCAGGATGAGATGTATGAAGTTCGGCACAGACTTTATCATATGCCTTGAACATTTCTTGATCACGTTTGATCAATATGCCATTCCACATAAGAATGGCAATCACAAGAAAGAACCAGTGGTAAGTTTTCATGCGTTGTAACCCTGTGTTTTCAAAATAGCACGACGAGCATCATAGGCAAGAAATTGATTAGGAAATTCAGCGATCTTTTGATAAGATTGCCGATCATACAATCCCCAACGTGATGTGCCTACAATGCCACGAATCACATAAGGATTGTCGTAACCAAGAGGGTAGGGTTTCATGATTCAGCGGTAAATTGCTTTGAAGAAGAATACAATGCCACCTACCAAAAGTAGAAAGGTGGCAAGCATGGACAGATCAACAATGTTCATCAGTACAGCAGAGAGAAGGAACCACAAAAGCGACGAACCCATTGTAGCGTATCATAGTGGCTACGAGGGTGAGACATAACCATGCTAGTCTCCTTTTCAGGATTGTAAGCAACAGCGACATATTTGTGATCACACTCTTGATACTCAGGTGTGACCTGTTGAATCCACATTTGACAGACTTTACCCTCTTTCCAGTTGGTGACGTAGTGAAAGGTGTCCATGGTTGGTTCAGTGGTGAACAACGTCATTATAGGGGGCTGGAAGCCCCCCTGTCAAGCCTACATGTAAAGATAGCCTCCAGACCAGTCAGCGTTCTCATACAGCCATTCACGCTGCTTCTGGTTGAGCAGGTTGTAGCGTACATGCTTGGCAGGTGCTCGCCAGCTGGCGGGCTTGTAGACCTCTCCAGTGGTCTTGTCCACAAAAGCATGAGCCGACTTTTGACCGCCAGAATCACGCATCACAATCTTAAAATACTTTTTACCAGTTACAATATAATACTCTACATCAACACCATTGTTCTTGATTTCATCAATCTTTTGTTGATGATAATCCATGTTGATGTCATTTTGAATTGAACGCTTATGAGCACGAATCTGATAATCTTTCAGGTTCATGTACAGTGCGTCACACAGCATTACAGCGTAATCTGCGATCTTTTCAGCTGTGAGGGTGGTGTTTTGCATGGTTGGTTGGGAATCAACTGAAGATACTATAAGACCCCTAAACAGGCTGCCTAGGGGTCAGTGGACAGTTATATAAGTGTCACATCAGTAGTCGTAGGTTGACCCAAGATATGATTCAAAATCATTTGATTCATCATCCATGTTCAGATCCCACTGTGAATCGTCAGATTGCAGGAGTTCTTCAATTTCATCACGGAACATCATTTCAGGCATTTCTTCAATGTTAGGACGGTCAGTGAAGTGTGTCATGTCAATAACAAGTAAGTTCAATCAGTTCTTGACGAAGATCTTCATAATCTTCCTCAAGCATTTCACGTTCATGTGCGGAAAGATTGTGCTTAAGGAGAGTTTGAATGCGGGACATTTCCGCTTTAATTTGTTTTGCGTTCATAAGAATGCGGGGATAGGTTGTAAAGGGGGGCAAAGCCCCCCACCAAGTCACACGATGACGGGCTTCAGCAGCTCGTTCTTAACAGCGGCGTTCACAAAACGACCCACAGAACCGTTTTGATCAGCGATTTCACCTTCCAGTTGCATCATGAAAGATGCAGGATCGGTGATTTCGTAGACATACTCACGATTGCCCTTGAAGACAATGTTAGCACGGTTGTCGGTCACAGTGATACCGTTGTCAACGATAGCAGAAGAACCAGTAAAGGTAAAGGTACGCATAGTAAAAAACAACAAATGAACAGAGAAATGGAGTCTTTTAGGGCGCTGCCGTTCCCATATTGATATTATACAGTCACATAGCCAGGGATGTCAACCTGTTCAACAGGAGTTTGCCAACCAATCTTGTAGGCTTTCCAGTTGCCATTCAGGTCATACAGGTAAGCATACTCCTCACCACCAAGCTTACCAGAAACAAACTCATCAAAGCTGGTGTGATCAACATCCAACTCTTCACCACGTTCGGTGTGATAAAGAGGCTGAGGATCACGGGTGGGGAAATAATTCCACTGACCATTCTCATCTTCAATGATGCTACCATCATCGTTACGCACAGCTGTAGTCTCCCACAGATGTGTGGTACGAAGAGAAGACATGGAACCACCGTCAATCAGTTCCTTGACAGCATCACGATCTTGATAGTGCTCCACAAGGATTTTACCATTGTTCTCAACATAACCATCCCAGTGGCAGTAGACAGAAACAACGGTGTGATCAGAGAGTTCGTAGCCGATGCGAGAGCGAGTACCCATGAGGGATCTCCGTGTTTGACCTCCATAATATAAGGGGTGGAGCAGATCTCTGCAACACCCCTTGTGCCAGTTCAATCACTGGCTCGCCATTGCCCCACCGTCTTCAGTGGGATGCTAATACGACCATCAATGTTGTTCTCGATGATCAGTTGATTATTATCCTGATACATGTTGATGATTAAATCAACATCAGGATCACACATTTGCAGATGTTCGATTAGACTTTTAAGTTTCATTTTCATAATAGTCACTAAAATCTGGAGAGCAAAAGACCTTAGATTCACTCTCATCTGCCCATGCAAGGAACTCTGCACCCAATGCAAGTGCATCCTCTGCACGATCATCAGTCATGAGATCTACCATGCGACCTTGTGCCCACTTAAGACATTCGGTTACATAGTCTGTCATGTCAACTAGATTGTCATTCTCCATATCAGGTCGTGAATGAATCAACGACACGGCTTGCCTCTTCATTTGCGAGCGCAAACTTTTGAGCCTTTTGAATATTCTCCATAGCTTGTGGATAATATTCAGCGTAATATTCATCGTCCCAATCCACAATAAGGTTATAGCATTCGTTGTCATTTTCAGCAATGACAGACACTACGCCACCGTATTCAGAAGCAGGGAAAGGAACCCAGTAATTAATGATGTACAGATACTTCATTTGTTCAAAGGGGAGTTAAAGAAACGACGAAAAGCAGTGATAATGATAATACCAGTAGATGCTACACCAATAAGACCAAGAAAGGTGGTAGCGTCACCAGTAAACGTGTAAGTGTCAATCATTGTCGAGAAAGAATTCCTCCAGGTAGTAATCAACGGTAACCTCAGCCTTGGCTGCAGCTGCCTCAATCATCATAGCAAATTGTTCTGCCTCATGGTCGCAGAACAGGTCTAGGGTTGAATCATGCATGGTTGAAAAGCAACAAAGAGATCATAGCATGGTCATGCCAGCTTGTCAACAGGCAGATCGGATTTGCCTTCCAGTGAACGAACAAAGAGTTCAGTAAACCTTTCCATCTTTTCTGGGTGTACTGCTGCAGGATAGTCATTGATGGCTTGTCTAAGCACATCCATTTCTTTCCATTCTTCATTGTTCAGAGTCATTGTTGACCTCCGTGTTAGGACTTCCTAACTTTACATTACTATCTAGGTCTGTCAACAATTCTTTTTTTTGTTTTAAGGTTTCATCTGTCAAGAAGTTGTCTAATGAGTCTAAATTATCATTCAGTTCATTCTCTCGGTTCTTATCATGATAATATGTCCACAGTGCGTTGTGAACATCCATCAGATAATGTACCCAAAAACCACCAGGATAGATTCCAAGTGCAGATTGTAGTCCACGATGACTACATCCTTCTTGTTCTGCCTTACACATAATGTAAGTGATTGCTTCTACCATTTCAATTCTTTCTTCTTCAGAAAGCATAAAGTATTTGCCTACAGCACGTTCTTGTGCTTCTTTATTTGCTTTCTGAAGTTCTTTAAAAGCATCAGAATCCCACCATTCCGATAATTTTTTCTTAAGTTCCTCAGTCATTTGTCTCCAAAGAATGTACCCATAAAACCAGAGTCACCTGGCTTACGATTCTCAAGTTTGTCTAACAATGAGTCAGTGGACATGACAGACTCAATCCGTGTGATCAGGTCTGCAATAACAGATACTACCATAGGACGTTCGGTTCTGGCTGCAAATGCCAGAGCATTTCTAAGATTAGCTTCTGCTTCTTTCAGTGATTCTTCTACTTGCTTGCCTAGTGCCATGTTAAATCTCCATTAAAATTACGAATGTTTTGCAAGAACTCATAATGATCCACACTATTATACCATGGATCGTCGTATTGATATGGCATTGCCGTGGTTTTTGTTTGCCATTGCACATCTTTTGATGCAATTGTATTTTGAAGCATTGTAATTAAATTAATTTTAAATGCATCAAGCATATCACTAATGTTATCATTACAATCAAAATGATCCATTGCAGGAACAATTCCACGACTGTAATTTATGTCAGAGTTTAAATCAATTAATACATCTTCAAGATAATCAAACTTTACATTTTTATGATCAATCCAAAATTGTGTATCAGATCTATAACAAGTTTTATATTGAGTTAAGATAAATGCAGCCCATCCTTTGTAGAAATGTTGTGCAAAATCATTCAAATTATCAAGATTGTAATCATATGTTTTATCGACAATGCTATGATAGTATCGACCACCATCAAACATTGTATCTAAAATGATTGATAAAGAACATGAGATAGACAATCCAGGTGCATCCAAAGGTTCTAAGAAACCATTACACATTCCCATTGTCACATAATTTTTATTAAATGACCTTTTACTATATTTTGGATGGAAATCAACAACATTTGGTGTAATAGTATTATCGCCAATGTCTTCTCGGAATTCTTCTATCACCTCTTCTACAGTAATATGATTAGAACTAAACACATATCCTGTTCCAATTCTAGACCAAGTTGGAGTGATCCATCTCCATCCATTTTTCATTGTTTTAGCAATGGTATATGGATGCATTTCTTCTCTTTTATTAATGTAAGGTTTTGGAAAAAACAAAGCCTTATCAGTTAAAAGAACATTACTCAAATCTTCATATTCTATTTTAAATATGTCAGCAGTTTTCTTTGATTTTCCAGTGGCAATAATATAGTAATCAGCTTCAACAGTATGATTTGATTCTAATAGAATTGAATCAATTACTCCATCATCTTTAAATTTACAATCAACTACAACATCATCTAAAACTGTGACATTATTCCATCTAGTCTTTAATATCTTTTTAAGATATGAAATATATTTGCCTGCGTCAAAATGCCACGCAGCACCATAAAAGGAGTTTTTCTTTCGTGTAGGTATTCTATTTTGCTTTACATCATGATATAATTTATGAGCAATTAGATCATGAATAAACATATCAGGATCTTTATTGCCCAATGTATTACAATATTCTAAAAAACTTATACCAAATCTCTCATAAGTATTTGGAACTTTAAAATAATGTAAAAACTCATTTTTACTCCAATTAGAATACATGACACCTGTTTTAACACAGGCATCTGATTCTCTTATAAATGAATCAAAATCAGGATCAAAGGCTCGATGCAGTTCTTCAAATAGTAAAGTGGTTGACTCACCTACACCAATAGAAGGTATTTTAGATGAGCCAATGTGCGTTAATTTTTTAACATAGTCTCTGGATGCAAAAAAGTTTGCAGCCATGAGACCAGCAGCACCATCCCCTATTACACAAATATGCATCAGTCGTTTGCAAATCCTAGTTTTTCAAAGATAATCTTGAAGGGACACACACCAGTAATTGCAGCAAGAGACAATGCAATTGGTGGAATATAAAGAACCCAACTGACTACTCCCCAACCAGTCAGAGTATTACCAAGGGCAACCACTGCGGCAACAGACAAAAATGTCATGCGAGTTGCGGATACTTTTCTTTTAAGTCTTTTAATCATTAGAATGGATCTCCTTTAAAATCACTACATTTAGAGTAAAATACACCTTTAACATAACAAGCCATGTCTGGTTCAAAGTATTTTATTTTTGGTGGGTCTGGATCTCTTTCACATATAAAGTTTCCTTTAATGCAAAGTTGCAGAATAGTAAGTGCTTCAAACATCAGATGTAACTGGTTTAGTTACTTTACGAATGGTATAAGAACCATCCTTATTATCTATCCATTCAATTTCATCACCTTCTTTCAGGTTTGTTGCTTCTAGAAGATCATCGGGGAATGTTACGCAGTAAATATCTTCATCAGTGTCTTCATCTCTGACCTCTTCAACAGGAAGAACCCACTTCTTTTTTTCTTGTGGAGGCATCCAAATACCATCATCAGTCATTGACCAACCAGCAGCAACTGCTTCTTGATAGTTGAGAGTTTTCTTTTCTTGTTGTTCTTCTGCTGCATCACACATCGCATTCAGTTCTTCGTCACTATATTTAACAATAGGTTCTGTCAATCCTGATGCATCACAATAATCATCAACACTTTCATAGTATTCCCTCTCTTTCATCACAGCATCATATAGTTTTACATCAGCATCACGCAAATCACCTACAGTTGCCTGCCAGGCAAGTCTGAACTTATCATCAAAGTCTTGCAGATAATACTCAAGGAATTCATAAGCAGCATTCATTAAGAGTTCTGCTTTATCATATTCATGTCCTTGAATTTTATCTACTGCATTGTCAATAATTTCACGGGCAGAACAAATCTTAGATGTGACCGATTCAAGGTCATTCATCGTTGTCCAAACTTTTTGATACTCAACAGTCATTGGTCTTCTTTGGGTTTAGGTTTGTTGCACTCATTACAATAGTAAGAGAGTCCACTACGAAAGTATTTTATCACTTGGTAGTGATTACTGTCAAGTGGCTTGGTTTCACCACATTTACTGCAAGTCCTTTCCGTACTGCTTTTTGGCTCGTTTGAGTTCTTTAAGTTCTTCTTTAATTTGTTTATATGCTGCTGCCCCATCAATTTTATCGCCCATTTCAAGAGCAATAATGATGTCCACTCTCGTGCCGAAGTGAGCGAGTGCTTTTTCAAAATCATCAAGGTCATACATCTTTGTCAATGATGCAAGGGTTTTCAAGCATATTATACTGGCAACTGCTCAGCATGTCAAGCCGATTCTGCATTTCATACAGGCAGTTGGTAGTTTCAATGTTTTCATGTTCTAACTTATCAATACGCATACGCATATCAATGATAACATCAGTCAATGAATACTTTGCATGATCATTGTCATCAATGATAAAGGCACGGTGCTGATCCATATAATCAGTCACCATGTTATTCCATATTCTTCTAAAATACTTAATCACTTTACTCCAACCTCATTTAAATAAGCGTGATACCTCATAAAAGAGCCTAAACGACATGGACGATCCAAACTAGCACAACACTCTTGGTATGACAAGAACTCAAACCATGGAGTTGTTGGATCTAGGGTTGGATATGGGGAGTCGTTGATTATCGATGTAAATTTCAATTCCATTGTCATTCCAGTGTCTTATGACCCCCGCGATAATGAATAGATTAGTAATGAGATAAGTGAAAAATATAAAAGACCGTACAACAGCCACTCGATCCGCTTCATGATCCTTTTTGCTTGCTTTTTCTCCTAGGCTTTTTGCCCACAGTCTCCACAGTTTTTGTCTCTTTGACATAATCTCGTGCTTTAAGTTTGTGCTTTTCAATATACCTTTCCAAATGTTCCTCACACTCAAACCAACAAATACGAATTGGTGTTTCTTTTAATTCCAAACGATAGGAAAACTTATCATATGGGAACTTAGTGTCAGTTTTCAAGAATTACCTCCAACCTTTTTGATTTTGAAGATTTCAACATCACGAAGAATTGTATTAGCCAATTCTTTAGCATTTTCTTCATTCCAAGATTCTTGGCGATAGCCTTCTTGCCAGACTTTAAACAGTCTAGATGCAAGGGTGTCGATGATCATTTGGTAATCTGTCATTTAGTTTAAATGGCTTTTAGCAGCATAGCATAGTTTTTACAAATCGTCAAGCTCTATCCCAAAAGATATACCAGCTCTCGGGGTGACTGGTTTAGTATCATGATCTATACCAACAGGAACATAAAGCATTTCCCCAGGCATTAAACGATAGATATGTTCTTTATCATTCTCCCACACAGACCAACGAGTAATGCCAATGCACTGCCAGAAGAACACATGTTGATAATCATTGTGCCTGCCAAATGTTTCGCTAACTTCAAGGAAACTGGTGTACAAATGTGCTGATATATTATTAGTTGGAAATAGTTTTTGTAACTCTTCTCCTACAGCACACACTTTTTTATTATGCCTGGTATTGTGTGTTACAAACCCAAAGTTATTCATAATTTTATAGTCTCTATCCTCAGTAACATTCTTATTAAAGTTGAAGATAACTTCATCCCATGTTAATGTAGGGAAATCTATTTTACCTAAGAATTGGTGTTTATGAATATCTTGGACGTTGATCATGATTCTCCTTGACATCAATATTAAAAGAAACCACTGTTCTTTCAATATCTGATTTATTTGGTTCAGTACAATGTAAAATAACGGAGGGAAAAAATATTAACGAACCCTCTTTTACATTAGGCACATAATCTAATGTTAATCCATCTATAAAATTATTGAATGGCGCTACAAACTGTGTTGGTGTATGTATGTCATTATTGTAATCAATATAACATACTGCACTATATCCTACTGAACCATGGTTATGAACGCCATGATAATGTCCTGGTTTAGCAGTCTCAAACCAGGACATCACAATCTTATAAGATGCAAAACTAAAATGATTACAAAAAAGATTTATCTCTTCTTTAAATAAATGTTCTAATGGTTTATTGTGTTGACCAGAATAAACTGTTCCTTTTTGTGTATGATAATCTGATATTACTTCTTCATCTTCACGGACATCCATGTTGGATTTTTTTAACATCTCCAGCAAGATAGATTTCTTTTCACTCCAATTTCTTACCGAAAGATGAAGTAAAGGAATTTTGAACATGTATTCACAATAATCATTTACTGTCATATTCTTTTCTAAGTTCCTCTGCAATCTTCATCGATCTACGCCAAACTTTATATCTAAAAATTGGATTTTTAGGATGCATCCAGATGAGCATATATGCTCGTGTGAATCTAGTTTTAACGAATTTTGCAAGTAAATCAATGTAAATGCTTACATTGGGATCAATGACCATCATTATGCAAATTACTGCAAAAATCGTAAACAAAAAATAGTAATAAATTTCCATTACCGTAACTCCTGCAAGTAAGTTAATAGTTGTTCTTTAAGTTTATCTAATTCTTTTTCACAACCAAGTTTTTTAGCACTGTTGCGAATGTCAGAATGACGAGTAAGAAGATCCAGAATCATAAGATCAATTGCATCAGTACGTTTGGAAATTGAATCAGTCATTTGAGATTGTAGATGTAGATGTGTTTGCCTGGTGTATCTATGTACTTAGCATCACCTCTCTCCAAAGCATCTTTAAGATTTTGTGCGAAAGGTTTCAATTTCTTAACACCAAACTTGTTTTCATGATAAGTTCTAATTGATTTGTCATGGAATGTCTTTCCATTGTATTCAATCAATCGACCTTTAGCAGTCATGCCGTGATATTCAAAGTTGGATGCTTTGTAGATTGTCCCACAATGTCCATGATAACTGTCTGCATAAGAAATGACAACTTCATAATTAGTGTTCTTCTTCATCCACCGAAGAGTCTTGCCAATAAAATAACTTTCAGTATTTCTTGGTGTTTTATCAATGCAACACAGTCTGCGAAGTTCTACAATCTTGTCTTCAGATGAAACATATTTCTTCCACACATTTGCCATGCCCATGGATCCATAAATCATACCACCAATAATATTATTATCGGCAAGGAGAGCAAATGCATTGGAAACACGCAGACCATTCACATTGCCAGAATAATGCCAAGTCTCAATAAAATCACGAACATTTTGTAGTGTGGTGGGTGTAACAACAAACTGTTTTACAGAATGATTGGTGTAATCCTCATCCCCGTAAAACATGTCCATAAGCATGTTTGACTTCATTGGCAGTATCTCTGGCAGTTTTAATAATTATATCACGTAGCTGGGTGTAATCAATACCGATCCATGACCAGAAGGCTTCTCCTCCGATGTAGCGGATATCATTATCGATGTAATCAAAAGAATTGCCGAAAGCAACCGCAAAAAAAGCTTTCGCTTCATGTTGTGTTGTAGTTTCAAGGAGTTTTTCAATAGAATCACTTTTATGAGTCCCAGTTTGTGTGTTTTTGTTTGCTTTAAGTTGACCTTCCCATTCATCATTGACACGAAGATCAATACCTAAAACTTTACGCTGTTTCTTATCAGTGTTTTTGACATTAGTACCACAAGTTTCTGCAATTTCTTGTAGTGCATAACCAAGGCAGGTGGTAAATGTTTTCTCAAAAGTAGCCCAGATGTTTACTTCTGGTACTGCTTCTTTGATGATATTAAGATTATTTGAATGAAGATTAGAGTAAATCTTCATGACAGTTTTTTGTTTGATTGGCTCTAAAATTGATTCAATTAAGAGAGCATCAGTTTGATTCATAATATTTGTCAAGGACGTGAGCAGCAATTTTTCTTACCAGTGCAGAGTATGGTTTTGTGTCAACATCAAATTCGTCTCCACAATTCCAATCTTTACAAGTTCTAATGTACCCTTTTAATGCATCAAGTAAATAATCGCATTCCTGTTCAGTAAAATCCATTGCATCATTCCATAAATTCTTCTAATCCTTTTATCTTAGAAGCGCGTCTTACGACTCGCTTTCCTTTTGTGCCAGTTTTTGATTTGGCTAGTTTAATTTGGTTCTTTGCTTCTTCAATGGTCTTATGCACAGAATCTTGTTTGCCGTTGTGAATAATCATGTACTCCTTACCAAAGGGTACAACAGCCCATTCGCCGTTAGTTGACACAAATCCGTCCATATGTTATACTGTGAACATTCTAAATATACCATACTCTAAGGAGATTGTCAACCCATGAACCCTGACAATATACAGTTAGAGACAATCGACAAGATGTTTCAATATGAGTCTCAAGCAAGAATTATAGACCAATTGGATCACGATCAGGCATTGAACTTTGCCAAAAGCTATTTAAAACTATACATCAAGCAGCAGGAAGTGCTTCAAAAACTTGGTTTGCAAAAAGACTTGACAGACTGAAGCCCTTCTGCTACTATATAAGGGTAAGTCGCACGATTACCACAATGTCAACCATCGCTCAAAAAACTCGGTATCAGATCGTCCTCGATCTGGAAGTTTATGACGATTTTGATCCTAAACAGATCGATTGGCACGAACTTTTAAAGATTGAAGGTGGAGAAGAGCTACATGCAACAATCAAAGAATTGGATGACTCTAACTGGTAATTAAAAGCCCCTCTTATGAGGGGCTTTTTTGTTAGCCTTCTAACATCTTTTTATAATCTTCTTCAGTTAATGGATTTTCAGGTGGTGTTCCTTCAGTAAATACTAAACCATCACCTAATGCATCTTGTCTTTCAGGTAAAATTTCCATTGATGGTTTAATGTAATTTTCTTTTACATCTGCTAGTTTTTTGTAAAATGATTCTGATTTTGGTATTTCTCCTTTATCCATAGAATGCCAAAGCATATCTAATTGCTCTGAAATTGATGGATAATTTTCAGAACGAAATTCTTTATAATTATGTTCTTTAGTTAAACGATCTATTTCAGCATCGATTTCTTCTTTTGTTGGTTTGGGAATATCTTTATCTTCCCAAACAAGAGTATCATAATTATCTGTTTCTTCAATAGTCCAATGGGCACTAAGAGGTGCTGTAGAAACACCAACATTTGCCTTGTACAATAAAGAGCGTACTGCATCGGCAATAGTTATTTTTATTGTCATTTCGTTTTTTTGCACTCTTTTGAAGTATTTATGACTAGTTAATTCTGGAATATATAGAAAGAACCGAAAATTAAAGTTATGTCTGAAAGTTTTATAATGCAATCTTACATTGAAGATCTAAGTTTGTGTGATGATTTAATTGAGTTTTTTAAAAAAAACCCACAACATCACAAACCTGGACGTGTATCTGATTTTAAAGTTGTTAATGGTGAAGTTCGCAATGTTGGCACAGTAAGACCATATATTAAAGAATCAATTGATTTAGTAGATAAACATCTAACTGATGAACTTAGAAATAGGTATTATGGTAAGGCATTAAACAACGCAATTAAGCAATATATTGAAAAATACGAATATTCATTAATGTGCCCATTTGGGTTTAAACAACCTGGAAACATTCAATATTATAAACCAGGAATGGCATTTCATAAATTTCATTGTGAACGATCAGATGTATTTTTCCCAACAACGACACGCCATTTAGCCTGGATGACATATTTAAATGATGTTAATGACGGTGGTGAAACAGAATTTTATTATCAAAAATTAAAAGTTAAACCAAGAAAAGGATTAACTATAATTTGGCCCGCAGATTGGACTCATACACATAAGGGTCATCCAAGTTTAACTGAGGAAAAATATATTATAACTGGTTGGGTAAATTATATTCAAAGAGATCTTACAGATATGGAATATGATAAAGTGGTTGTTGTTGATTAGAAAGGCCCGTAAGTCATCTGACAATAACATCTTTTACCTACACCACCACAAGGATCTCCCCAAGTTCCGTTATTACATCCAACGGAATAAGATTTTGTAGGAGTTGGATTCCAGTTATTTGATGCACCATTATTACATCCACCAAATCCAAAAGCTCCACAAGAGCCATTTGGTGTTCCGTAAGACATAAAATCTCTTCGGATAAAAATAAATGCTCCAGGAGCAGTATCGCTTACGCCACCACCTTCGTTGGCAGTAGCACAACGAAATCCTACTTTACGAGATGTAATTAGATAAGAAAATGCTCGATCTGCAGTTCTTCCAGCTTGATTTGTAGCTCTTAAAGTAAAACTATAAGTTGCACTATTAAAATCTGATATACCAGCTGCTGTTCCACTAATTCTTGCTGTAGTGTTACTTACGGTAGATAAAGTTTGGCTACCGTTAATTGAACCAGAAACAACGGCAAACGATAAAGATCCCGTCGTTGTGGTTGCAACAGCATTAAAAGTTGTGCTTTGTTCAGTATAACCAGAACCCAATGAACCTGATGCAGTAGTCCAAGCAACTGTAGTTGTAGTTACTGTATAAGTAAATGTTCTGTCAGCTCTTGGAGCACCACCTGCATTAGATGCTCGTATTGTAAAGGTAAACGTACTTGTTCCTTGCTGTGATAATGTTCCGCTAATAACACCTGTATTTGCATTTAATGACAATCCAGTTGGAAGAGTTCCGCTTAGAACTGCATAGTTAATAGTTCCAATTAAAAGAGTTGCCGATACCGTAACACTAACAGCTTGTCCTTCAAATGCAGAACCCAATGAACCTGCAGCGGTATTCCAAGTAATTCGGTTTGGATTCAAAGTTACCCAAGTTGCATCGTTTCTATAAAGATCAATAGATTGATCTGTTGAATTATAGACAATTTCACCAACTTCAGGTGTTAGAGCATCTCTTTGCGCTAAAGTTCTTGATCCTAAAACAATAGAATTTGCATTTAGTTTTGCCATTTACAGTTACTCCAGAAAAATTAGCCGTTTAGTTTTATTTTTAATTCTTCAATTTCATTTCTTAACATATTTATAGTTTGTTGTTGTTCTTTAATTGCCTCAATCAACACTGCAGTAATGTTTCCATAAGCAACTGATTTAATGCCATTTGAATTTTCAACAACAACTTCAGGTATTACTGATTCGATTTCTTGAGCAATAACACCAATTTGATGTTCATTATTCATATCAACACGATCATATTCAACTCCACGTAAACTTAAAACTTTATTAAGAGCATCAGAAATAGTCTTAATATTTGCCTTAAGTTTAATGTCGGAATTTGCAGTTACTGTTCCACCGACTGTTAATCCACTAGTAGTAAATCTTGCTCTTTCAGTGCCACTAGAATAAACACCAAATCCATTTGAAGGTGTAGCTCCACTTCTAATATTTCCCAAAGACCAAGTATTTCCATACCAGTCAAAGTTTAATAATTTAACTGGTTGATCAGTAGTATATGTAGGTTGTGTAATAGTAATTGAGTTAGATTCAATTGCTGTTGCAAGAGTTACTGTTCCTGCATTTGAAATATTGGCGGCAGTACCAGATACATTACCAGTTACATTACCAGTTAAAGACGCAGTGATTGTACCAGCACTAAAGTTTCCAGAAGCATCACGAGCAACAATCGCTGAACCAGTATTTGCTGAAGTTGCATTGGATGTTACAGTAAATGTAGCAGCTCCAGAGTTATTAAATGTAGTAGAACCAGAAAGACCAGTTCCAGATGTATTTAAAGTTAATGTGTTGGCAAGAGAGCCAGAGAATGATGTAGCAGTAATTGTACCAGCACTAAAGTTACCAGAAGCATCACGAGAAACAATTGTATTTGCCGTATTTGCTGTTGCTGATAACAACCCATTAAGATATTGTGCATTTAGGTTTGTAACCTGAGTTGTGGAGGTAACCGTTAATGGAGCAGTGCCTGTTGCAACTGTAGAAGTATAAGTAGTAGCAGAAACCGTGGAACCAAATGTAGCAGCTCCTGTACTTGCTAATGTTAATGCAAGTGTTCCACCTGGAGTTGTATTACTTGTAAGATCTGATGTATTATTAACATAGAAAGCAAGTGAACCACCTCCATTTGTTCTGCCAGCAACAATAAAATTGGTTCCGTTATTTCCAAGAACAAGTCCATTCCACCACATTGTTGCAGAATAACTATTATCTGCCGAGGTATATGCAATTCTATGGAAAGACCCTCCCGTAGTTTGTAATATGTTTCCAGTGCATGTTAATTGTGAAGAAGTAATAGTACCAGCAGTAAAGTTACCAGAAGCATCACGTCTTACAATAGTATTTCCAGTATTTGCGGTTGCTGTTGCATAACCTTCAAGAAGTGAAGCGTTAAGATTGGAAACTTGAGTGGTTGAAGTAACTGTTAATGGAGCAGTTCCTGTTGCAATGGTGGAAATTAATCTTGTACCTTGAACTGTTCCAACTGCAGTGAATACGCCAGCACCTGTTAAGGTAGCTGCAAGAGTTGTTCCTCCGTACCATCTAAATTGTTCGGAGGTAGTTGGAACTGAATGCCATAATGTACTACCTTCAATACCTGCTGCATAGTCTGCACTAGATCCGCTGAGATTAGTGTAGTAAACAACTTTTGTGCCTACACTTCTAGTTGTAAACGCAGGAGCAGCAACACCAGTTGTACCAAAATTAATCCAGTTGTTTGTTGTGCCACTAAAGGTTAATTGTGCAGAAGTTGTAGAACCACCCCCATTGAGTGTTAATCCAGTTGCTGTGATTGCTCCAGCGGTAAATTCGCCAGATGCACCACGCTGAACAACAAAGTTTGCTGTATTGGCACTGGTAGCATTAATACCTAAGGTAACAGCGGCAGAGTTATTGTAAGAAGTTCCTGTAAGAGGAGAAGAAATTGTTAATGTATTGTTTAATGTACCTGCTAATGAAGTAGCAGAAATTGTACCAGCATTTAATTGACCAGTGAAGGTAGAAACACCAGCAACGGTAAGTCTATTCAGAGCAGCAGTACCTGCAGTTTGGTTAATATTATTACCAGCACCACTATATGTGGCTACACCTGAAATCGTAATGTTTGTGTTTGCAATAGATGGTAATGTTGCGCCAGCAGAACCGCCTAAAGAAGTGAAGAATAGAGATTGTACTGTAGTAACGCCAACAACATTAACATTGTTTAACTGTGCAGTACCAGCAGTTTGATTGATGCTATTTCCAGTATTACTAATCGTTAATACAGAACCAGATGCAAGAGTAAGATTGCCTGAGAGTGTGGAAACACCAGCAACGGTAAGTCTATTGAGAGCGGCAGTACCAGCAGTCTGGTTAATGTTATTTGCGGAACCACTAAATGTAGTGATACCAGAAACAGTTTGATTTGTTAATGCTGCAGTTCCGCTATTGGTTATTGTAGTTCCACTAATTGAACCATAATTTACCAATCCAGTAAAGGTAGAAATACCAGCAACAGTTAATCTATTAATAGCTGCAGTACCAGCAGTCTGGTTAATGTTATTTGCGGAACCACTAAATGTAGTAATACCACTAGTTACGGTATTTGTATTTGTTATATTTGGAAGAGTTGCCGTTGAAGTGGCACTCATAGTTAAAGTATTGGTATTAACTGTTCCAGTAAATGTGGAAACACCAGACATGGTTAAGGTATTTCCTGCAGTTGTATTTGAAACTTGCAATCTTCCTAATGTTGAAACACCAGTAACAACAAAATTCTGTGTTGTTAAAGTTCCACCAACATCAACAGTGGTGTAGTTAGCAGAACCAACATTAACAAGTCCAAGGAATGTTGAGATACCAGAGAATACTGCTCTGTTGAAAACTGCAGTACCATTTTGACAGTTAATATGATTTCCAGAACCACTGAATGTAACCACACCAGTAGCATTAATGTTAGTAATATTTGCAGTTCCAGTGTTAGTTAATGTAGTTCCAGAAATTGTTCCATAATTTGCTTGACCTGTAAATGTGGTGATACCAGTAACAGTTAATCTATTCAGTGCTGCTGTACCTGCAGTTTGATTGATGTTATTGCCTGAACCACTATAAGTTGCAATGCCACTTATTGTAGCATTTGTAGAACCTAAATTAGCAACTGTACCAAAACCACTGATGTTGGCATTAGTAATTGCAGCACCAACGGCTATAAAATTACCACCAGCAGTTAATGTTAAATTACCAGAAAGTGTTGGAGAAGTTACAAGATCATAACCAGTTCCATTTCCTTGTAAGATTGAACCTGCAGATGGAAGAGCCGATAAACCAGTACCACCTTTTGAAATAGGAACAGATCCTGTAAAGTTTACAGGATTGAGGTAATATGCTCCAGCTTGTCCTCCCAATGTTGCCGCATCAACATCTCCAGTAGCAGAACTTTTAATGCTGACTTCACCATTAGATGTAATACTAAATGTTGATGTTCTAAATTTAGCAACACCAAGGGTTGAGAAGTTTTCAAGTGTAGAAGCAACACGATTTATTGAAATATTAACTTTTCCATAATAAGTATTAACACCAACACCACCAGGAGCCGCATCAAAAGATGAACCTGTAACAGTTACTGGTTCTGTGGTCGCAATACCTACAGATTTAACAACCTTTTCAAATACAGAATCACCTCTTAAGAAAGTATCAGAGTTAGCTGTTCCACTACCGAGTCTTGATGGAGATACAGTTCCTGAAGTAATATTAGCAGCATCAATAACACCAGAGGCGAGAACCGTATAATTATCAATCAGGTTAGAAGAAGTATTTGTTTGACCATTATATGTAACGTTTTGTTTAGTAAACGTCATTGTTCCTGAAGCTGTTGCAAGTCCTACAGCATTAAAAGTAGAACCGTTAATAGAAGCAATGGCATCTGCTCTTGCCTCATGCAATGTAAAGGAGTTGGTTGTTTTTGATCCAATGTAATAGTAATTTCCTGTTGTTACACCTACTGGAACAGAACCAGTAACTCTTACAGCATCTCCAGTGCTAAATACATGCTTTTCAAAGACAATCGCATTTTCAGCGGTGTTAATACCAGATCTTACTATACTGTGTGTACCAGTACCACTGCTGCTTAAAGTTAACTTAGTAGAAAGTGCATATGTTGTATATAATTCAACAGAAGAAATGCCAACTCTCTTGATAAAATATGTTTCCCCTCCAGTCAGATCTTGAACAACGTTACCACCATTTGCAGTATATACAATTGGATCGCCATCAGTAAGTGTGGTTACACCGACAACAATTCTATCATTCGCAAAATCTACATTACCGCCTGTAGAAATATCAGTAGGATCAAAGTTTACAGTATATGTTGAAGTTAAACTTGTCGAAACACCAACAGCATCTCCGTCTTCAATGTAATCTGGAGTAGTTGAAGAACCAGTGAATTTTTGATTATTTGTTAATCTTAAATATAATCGAGTTTCAACTCCACTTCCCCCTACAGTAGCATTAAATCTTGCGCCGCCACTTCTTCCACCAAGTAAACTATCATTATTAATTGTAAGTACGTCTCCAGATGCATAATATCTACCACCATAATCAATATCAATTCCAGTTACTGTTCCAGATCCACTAACAGTAATTGATGCTCTTGCACTGGTTCCAATTCCTGTGCTTCTGTCAAGAACACAAGTATAAACACCTGGATTGGTATATCCAGAACCACCAGAAGTAATACTTACACTTAATAGAACACCTTTAACTAAACCAGTTGTACCATAACCAACGGAAGTTGGAGCGGTAACAACACCAATTGCTCCACCAGCACTACCAGCACTAGTTACAGTAAATCCATTTGGGAAATTATAGTTGGCTGTGTTGCTTGATAATTTTAAGAATTGACCAAATACATCTTGTGTAAGAACATAACCTTGTCCTGGTTCAAGAACTGTATCCCCACTTAAAACATTAATCGGTGGAATTTGATCAACAAGTTCCGTTCTACCACCACTGACATTTGATCTATAGTAATTAACAACTTTAGGTGGAATAAGGTCTGCGTTAATTTGACCAGTTGCGTTTAACTGAACAATCGCACTAGGAACAGCGTTTGTAGAAACAGTTTTATCAATAACGTTTCCTAATCTATTGTTCAGGAATGTTCTAACTGCAAGCTGTGTCGAAACTCTGGAGTTCTTAGCACCACCAGTTTCATTATCACCAAGTCCAACATCAGTTGAGAATTCTTCAACAGCAACACCACCAGAAAGACTTAATCTAAGAGAGTCTAACTGACCAATTGTAACTTTGTTATTGAAAATAATGTTACCAGTTCTGTTGTATGCAGTAATAAAGTTACCAACTTTAAAGTCTCCAAGTTCGTTAGTACCTGAAGAGTAAACACGACCACCAAGAGAAAATGTTTGTTCAGTTGCTACGTTGGTTTTTCCTCCGTTTTGTGGTAATGCATTATAGTCAATACCAGAACCAGAATATTCCCAAGTATGACCTGAAGAGTTAACAATAGATGGTCTGTGGAAATGGCAATAATATGTTTGAGGAAGACTTGCAATACCAGAAATTGTAGTTCCAGCTGGTGTTGAGGCGATTGTTGTTTCAATTGTATAATATGTACTTACTCCTGTAACTGTTGTGGTGTAGAAATTAACTGGCGATCCTTGGTGATCTGCAATTTGACCATTTGCTCCACCAGAAACACCAAAGAATCTTCTAATTCCTCCAGAAGTTTCTACAGAAACTAATAGTTCTCTTGATGTATTATTATAAGTAACTGCATAGCCAACAGCTGTTCCTCCACTTACAGTTTGAGTAACCTGTCTTCCAGAAGTAAACTGTGGTGTTCCACCAGTTGTTGCAATACCAATAACTTGATAAGAGTTGTGTGTATCAATAATTTCATTTGCAAAAAATTCAATATTACCTTTTTGGAAAGTATTAATACCAACTGGTGCGGATTTTAAATCAACTAATCGAGTAAAACTATCATCTTCATAGAGAGTAAATGTATTATTATCAATGTAATTTAAATAATATTGGTTACCGCTAACAAGTCCCTCAATTACAACTTTAGGTGTTGCATTTTCATCACCAAGATAAAGTACTGTGTCTCCTTGTGTAAATGGATGAGACACAATTGTAATTCTATCGGTAACAGTATTAACACCTACAGCTACACTAACGGTTGCTTGTGTAACAACTGGTTTAAAGTTTGATGTTAAATCACTTAATGAATTATTGAAAAATCTAGTAACATATAAGTCTTGATCTGTCCTACCTAAGCCAACAACTCTTAGTGTTTGAAGACCGCCCGAAGTACCCGTAGCAGCAATTCTACCACGGTCAAAGAAAAATGAATTTTGACTAAATCCAGTAGATCTTAGAGCATAGAATCCGAAGTTGGTTGCAGAGTTTGTAATCGATAAGTATCCACCAGACTGTGCAAGAGATCCATAACGACAGAAGATTTGGAAGCAAGAAACAACCTGAGAATATCCGTCGTTAATAACACGCCAACCAATACCACCAAACGAAACCATAGTAAAGGCGGCAGCAACCATGGATTTACCTTGTTCAGGCTGTGCTCCTAAAACTGGTGTTTCAACTTCTTCAGAAACAATAGGAACGTTTGGTGTGGCAACTTTACTACCATCTACAAGAATACCATTTGCACCTAAGAATGACAGAATAGATGCGTTTTGAACATATGGAGAACGAGTCATTACTGACTTCGTTGTTTTGGTTGCATAACCAGTTCTGCTTGTAAATGGATCACTAGGATCATCAAATGCAACTGCGTTATCAAATGTAAATTGTGGAACACCAGCAGCATCCACATTATCTTTCATCGCAAAGTTGGTAATATAACAACCATTCCTTACACGGAATAAGTCTTTACCAGCATTTTGAGGACGAATAATTGTATTTCTAAGGTTATCACCTAATACAGCAACATCTTCATAAAGAATAATTGGATTATCTTCAACATAATCACCAGCTTCAACAATAATTGCAATTGGTTTTGATAGTGTTGTTGGTAGACTTACTGCAGGTGCAGCAGTTGTTCCAATACCAATGACACTTGTAATAATTCCAACATAGCTAGCAACAGCAGATCTTACATCAGCACAATCAGTGATTGTTCCGATTCCTGGTGCTGGAACTGTGGCGAGACTACTATTACCAATAGCTACAGTAAGAATGCCAACAATATTATCAATGTTTGTTTGAATATTTGCACAAGAGGCTGGATCAGTGTTAAATCCAGTTGCTGCATCGGCAATAATAGTTAAATCTTGAGAGTTTAATTGATTTGTAATTGCCTTTTTAGCATATTCTCTGGCAGCTACAAAGGCAGTAATAGATTGAGCTTCTTCACCAAGCAGCCCAGTTGTTAAGGCAGCTCCAGCTCCATTGAAGTATTTTTTAGTTGCATAAACAATGTGCTGGTTAGAACCATAAGAAATATCTTGAGCAATAGCATCAACAATGTAGCCAAGGTCTCTGGCACACTTACGACCACCAATAATGTTAGTTGAACCAATACCAATACTACCGCAAACTACATTACATGATGTAGTGATGCCTGCAAAATAACCATTATTTGCAGTTGCAATACCAGCTGTGCTACCAGCACCAATTGTTGTTGTAACAATGCCTACAAGGTTATCGACGTTTGATTGTACGTTAGCACAAGAAGCTGCACTGGTGTTTGAACCAGTTGCAGGATCTGCGGTAATGGTAAGATCTTTAATTGGAAGTTGGTTTGTCAGAGCTTCCTTCATTAAGGTTCCAGCATAACGGAACGCATAAATTGTTTGCTGTTCTTCACCAGCAAGGCTGCCGATACCTACACCAGTGAAATACTTAAATACAAATTCTCTAGAATAACTGTTGCCGCCAGTAAATACGTCTGTTGAAACTGCATCAACAAAATATCCCAAATCTCTCTGACATTTTGCTGGATTTGGCTGAACAAAAGATGGATATGCAGTAGCAATACCTGCATATGCATAGTTAATAATTGTTTGACGATTTTGTTGAATCAAACGATAAGAATCATAGAATCTTGAACGAGTATTGGTTGACTGCTCTCCAGGGAAATAGAAGTCTGAATGTGCAATGGCAACTGCAGCAAGAGACTTGTCAATAATCTCCTGTCTATTTGCTACAATTCTATTTCTAGCGTCTTTTCTTCTATGAAAATAATTAGAATTTACATTTGCAGGATCATCAATAACAGTAAAATCAAACTGTTGAGAAATTGAAGTCTGGTATAATGTAGGTGGTGTTTGATTATTAATTACATATTGTCCTAAGAAATTAATATAGTTGTATGCGTGTAACGCTTCCTCTTCCTCACCAGCAACATAAGAAACTCCGCCAACCCAATATGCTAATGCAGCTTCAACAGTTTTTGAGTTACCACCAAATGAAAGGTCATAAACAATTGCATCTACAATATATCCTACGTCTCTAATGCAAGTTGCACGATCATAATCTGGTTTATCAGTGGTAATATTTGGATAATTAAATTCTAAGTATGAAACAACCTCGTGTTGAATAAATGATTTATTTAACGCAAGTAAATTACCAGCATCTAAATATCTACCACCAGGAAGTTGAAATGACCTGAATGATGCTGCTTGAGCTGCTTTCTTAATTGTAGCAAATGGTTTTGAACGTCCGTCAAAGGAATCGTCACCATTTGCAGATGAAACATAATAGCGGTTTTCATAAAGACCATTGGTATTAAATCCAAGGATGCCATTAGGCCCATATGTTAAAACTTGACCATCAGTACCAGCTTTTGCTGGTAGAGTTAAGTTATAAGAAGAAACAAATCCAGCGTTTTGACTAGGTGGAGCAATTGTAATTCTTTGCGCTCCACTTTCAATTGCAACTTGGGATTGGAAAGTAACAATCCCCATTCCACCAGCACCATTGGTGGCAGAAATAATACCAACAGTGGTAATTCCTGTTACTTTAGTATGTGCAAATGTGGTTACACCAGCATTAATATTTCTGTTTACGTCTACTAATCGATTGGTATCAATAGAGATACCATGCTTAACTCTAAAGTTCTGATCAGCCAAGGTTCACTATCCCCTTTGCGTTATTTTTCTTCAGTTATTTATATCCTAGTTGCTTGGAAGTTGGCAACAATTGTTGTAACTCCAGTGTTAGAAACTGGAGTAACGACTAAGGCAATGGATCCTGGCGGAACTGTATTATCAATTTGTACATCAAATGTTGCAATTTCAACTCCTGTTGTAATATTTGAGTATTCAGAATTATATGCAGTGTTTCCATCATGAATTGAAAGAATCTTAGCAATTTGATGTGTATTTCCACAAGATACTTGAACAACATACTCAACTGATCTATAATCAAATCTTCCAAGTTCAGTGTGTACTTTAACTGCTGAATTATTGTTTCTTGTTGTAGAAATTGTACCAGTTAAAGTTGTACCGTCTTGTTGGAAATTGCCGTAAACGTGCAGTGCTGCTTTAGCATCAGAAGTATTAATACCAACAGATCCAATTCCAGAAACTGCAGTTGCCGATATAATTGTTCCGCCAGCTCCAACATGCAATCCACCAGTAGTGGTAAATCCAGTGCTATTTGTATCAACATTATAAATTGTTGAAATAGTGCTAATTCCAGTATATTGTAAATTTGTACCAGTAATATTGGTTATATAAGAATTAGAGGAGTATAATGTTAAGAACGTAGCAATGCCCGTATAATATAAATTTGTTCCAGAAAGATCTAATGTAGCTACTTGTAAAGAATCACCAAAGATTGAACCAAATGTCGATATTCCAGTAAAGTAAGAATCTGTACCTCTAAGTTGAGTTATTGTTCCATAACCAGTAATATTTGCATTTGTAGCTACCAAAGTTACAGCAGTAGCAATTCCTGTAACATTAATATTAGTTGCGGTAGCATTAGTAGTAATACCAATATCGGCTCTTAAAATTGAAATTGAAGATGCTCCACTTACAATGGCATCTACCGTAGATAATCTTGTAAGATTTGCAGAAGTAATATTAAGCGTACCAACAGTTCCAACTCCACTAACATTTAAATTATTAGCATTAATATCTCCAAACGTTCCAATTCCAGTGCTATTGATGTTAATATTTTGTATGGAGCCAATTGTACCAACGCCAGAATAATTTAAATTAGATCCTGATAAAGATGTGACGAAACCTACATTTGATCTTAGTGTATCAATTGTACCAATCCCACTAAAAGCAAGATTTGTACCATTGCTTAAATGAGTAAGTTGATTATTAGGTGAAATTAATAATGTAGTAATTGTGGTAGTTCCAGATACATTTACATCTGTAGCATTCAATGAAACTACTGTAGATACTCCTGTGTAACTTAAGTTTGTTCCACTTAAGAACGTGGTAAAGCCAACATTAACTCTAAGTGTGCTAATGCTACCAATGCCACTGTAGTAAATGTCAGTACCAATAAGATATCCTTGGGTTGAATTGGATACTGTTAACGTAGTAATAATTCCACTATTTGCTCTAAACGTTGCAACAGAAGTGATTCCAGCAGAATAACCATCAGTCCAGACAGCATTCGTTGTTATACCAACATCAGCTCGTAATGTACTAATAGAAGCTGCGCCTGAAACGATTGTATCAGTGCTTCTAAAGTTAACAGCAGTTGATAATCCACTGTAATATAAATTATTACCTCTTAATTCAGTTAATGTGCTAATTCCAGTATATTGTATATCAGAACCATAAAGATTTGCAAGAGAAGCAATTCCAGTTACAGTTAAGTTTGTAAATGTAGATACACCAACATTTAATACTTGAATTGTACCAATTCCGCTATAATTAAGGTCTATACCAGTTAAGTAACCAATCGTAGAAAGACCTAATGGAGTATTGACATTAGCAATTGTTGCAAAAGAACCTACTCCAATTACATCTAAATCAGTAATGGTAGATCTTGTTGTTATGCCCGAATTAACATATAATGTTTGAATACTTCCAATTCCACTTGAATATAAAGAAGTTACGATTCCCGATAAGATATTGAAAACTGTTGCAAACCCAGTGTTGACATATAATGTTGAAAGATTATTTGTTGTTCCAAAAAGATTAGTTACATTTAATGTACTAATTCCAGCAATCGTAATGGTGCTTAAACCTACAACTTCATTTGTGATATTAGCGTTTGTAAGTGTTCCATTTGTAATTGTAAAGTTGGTTGCAAATCCACTGTTAATGTATACATCATTTCCAAATGTTCCAACACCACTGTTGTAGAAACTGGTGCTAATCATTGAATTATAATTAGCAACCACACCATTTAAGGTATCAATCGTGGATATGCCAATTGAATAAACATTGTCTATTTGTCCAAATGATCCAATACCAGAATATGTTATGTTAGTTCCAGATAAACTTGTTACAACACCAACAAAACCAAATAGATTTTCAATTCTACCAGTGGTGATTGTAGAAGTACCAACTGTGGAGTCTGTGACTGTTTCTGTGGTAACAGTTAAAGAAGTTACAAATCCTGCGTTAACTCTTAAAGTATTAACCGTTCCAACGCCAGCTGGTATTTCTAAATCTTGAATGATTGTACTTGGTAATGTAGCAATGCCAGTTACATTAGCATTTAAGATTGTTTGTACAGAAGCCGTTGTTGCATTTAAAGTTGTGACTGTCTGTACACCAACGGTCATTCCAGTAACAATACCGCTAATGACATTTAATCTTTCAAATGTACCAATACCAGTAACATTTAAATTATTAATCGTGGCAATGCCAGTGATGTTTGCATTTTGAATTCTTAACGCATCTTGATCTAATACATTAACACCATTTGCTTTATATGAATATCCATTTGGAACATTGAAGTTAACGCTTGATTCCCAAGCATTGTCTATTCTATCCCAAGTTAAAGATCTAGTTGTTGATCCATAAAGTAAAAGACCGCCGCCATCTGCAATTACGTCACCACCGATTTCATTGACAAAAGTAAATGCTGCATTGTTGATAATGTAAATTGTATTTCCAGTTTCAACCGCAATATTAAGAGATACTGGCGTAAAAGTAATTGTATTTGTTGTAACACCAGTGATTACTGTATTTCCAGCTAAGTTTCCGTTAGATAAACCAGCACCAACAATATTTGCTGTAGTATAATCACCATCTACAAGAATGGTGTTTGTACCAATTCCAATTGTTATATTTGTACCAATTCCAAGGGCACTATTAACTGTAAAGTTACTGCTAGAAGTTACAGAACTTGCCCCGATTGATACAATTGTTGATCCAGATCCTATGTAAGTTGCACTAATCGCATAACCAACAACGAGATTATCAGTATTAATTCCAGTAATAGTTGGTAAATTTTCAGTTACATTACCACCAAGCTTAACATAGGATAAGTTTATGGCAGTAGTTCCAATTCCAATTAAGGGATCAGCTACTTCTATAGCTGTAGAATTAATCGTTGTTGTAGTTCCATCAACATAAAAATCGCCTTTAATTCTTACAGATCCTGTATTATTACCAACAGTAGCTGGGTCAATTACAATCGCAGAAGGACCTGTAATAATTCCACTGCTAATTGTAAAATCAGAAATTGTACCGATACCAGCAACTGTTAAATTATTATCTAATCTTACATCACCTGTTAATGTAGAAATTCCTGTAACTCTAAAGTTTCCTGTTGTAGTGATGCCAGTAACATTTAAGTTACTGTTAATCATTGCTGGGTTGTTAAATGTAGATACTCCAGCAACTCTTAATGCATTACTTAATTCAACATTACCTGTTAAAGTAGATATCCCAGTAACTCTAAATGTTGAAGTTGTAGTGATACCACCAACGTTTAAGTTGTTTGTTAAATTTGTATTACCAGTTAATGTAGAAACACCAGTGACCCTAAAGTTTTCAGTTGTGGTGATTCCAGTAACACTTAAGTTACTATTAATCATAGCACTACTTACAAAAGTAGATACTCCAGCAACTCTCATGTTTGCACTAAACATGGAATCGCCTACAAATGTAGATACTCCAGAAACTCTTAGAGCATTACTCATCTCAACATTACCAGTTAATGTTGAAATTCCAGTGACTCTGAATGTTGAGGTTGTGGTGATACCTCCAACGTTTAAATTATTTGTTAAATTTGTATCTCCAGTTAATGTAGAAACTCCAGTAACTCTAAAATTTCCAGTCGTTGTAATTCCAGTAACATTTAAGTTACTGTTAATCATAGTACTACTTACAAAAGTAGATACTCCAGCAACTCTTAAATGATCACCTAATTCTACATCGTCAACAAAAGTAGAAATTCCAGCAACTCTTAATTGTCCACCCAATCTAACATTGCCAGTTAGTGTAGATACACCCGTAACATTTAATGTGCTATTAGCATCAATGCTTTGAACAAATGTAGAAACTCCAGCAACTCTTAAATTGCTGCTAAGCATAGAATCGCCAACTAATGTTGAAATTCCAGCAACATTTAGTTGACCACCCAATCTAACATTGCCAGTTAGTGTAGATACACCCGTAACATTTAATGTGCTATTAGCATTGATGCTTTGAACAAATGTTGAAACTCCAGCAACTCTTAATGAAGAATCTAATCTGACTGGAGATACAAATGTCGAAACTCCAGTTACTTTGAAATCTTTACCAACATTTAAATTGCTGCTAATTCCAACACCACCAGCAACAACTAATGTTCCATCTGTTGTGGTAAAAGAATCTTGACCACCACTTAAATTAACTCTATAATTTCTAATTGTAGTGATGCCTGTAGTTGCACCAATAACAATACTCGTACCAGCACCTGCAAAGTTAACAGCACCAGCAGCACTATTGATTAAGTTATAAGTTGTTTGATCAGTATTAAAATTAGAATCACTGTGTAAAATAGGATCACTAAAAGTAGATACACCAGTTACATTAAGATTTTGAATTGTGGCTGTGCCTGCAATATTGATATCACTTGTACTTGCAAGAGAAACAGCTCCAGTCTCTTGACTAATTTCAAAAATATTACCAACTCTAAAGTTACCTAACTGGTCTACAGATTGGAAGAATACACGACCACCATTTAATTGTACAGCTTCATTAGATCTAACTGTTAATGTGGGATCTTGTGTAAATGTTTTTCCAGAACCAACACAACCAAAGTTATAACCAAATAATCTTAACTGTACACCAGCGCCATCACCACGAACACCAATCGTACCAAAATTAGAAGCAGCACCGATTGCTCTTAAATCTGCACCAAATTTTTGATAGTCTGCCCAAAGAATTGTGCTAGCAGTACCAACTTGTGTGCTACCGTCAGATTGGAAAATTCTAACATCTTGTGTTGATCCAATACCAACAGCATTAAAGATTCCAGATCCTTTTCCACTAATGGTTACATAAGCACCATCAACAGATGTAACAGTACCAATAGCAACTGCGGGGCCACCTTGATAATACTTAATAACATAATTAGTGGAGATTGATGTTGTAACACCAGCAAGTTTTAAAGTAGCATTAGCTGTGCTACCTAAACCTACGCTACCAGAGACACCATCAATACTAACGCTAGAGAAATAAGAAAAGCTATTAACCCATTCAGATCTTGCCCCGTTGGTCATCTTCAGGGCAGTTTGATTTGGTGTAATGAAAGTACACTCATTGAAGAGCATTGCTGGCTCTAGAGTGTTAGATTGAACCACACTACCGTCAATTAAAGCACCACGACCAGCAATCTTTGTTGTGGGATAATTATCTACAGTATCAAAACCATAAGGATCTGAAGCTGTTTGTGTTGAACCTCTGTTTAAAACAGTTACTCTTTCAATATATGGGCTTCTAGTGGTAGTGACCATGTTAGAAGCAAATTTAAATCCATAACCAGTATCAGTTGATGAATTATAATAAAAATTACCAATCGAAAGATCTTGAATGGTATTTTCACCATTCAAGAGAAAAGCATCTAATCTTTCTGTTCCTGCTGTTGGTTGAATGAAAGTAGATCTTAAACCATTACCACGTACAATAACCCCTTGTGGTACGGTTAATGGGAAGATTTCGGTATAAGTACCAGAACCAATTAAAATTGTATCGTTGGCTGTCGCAACTGTTAACGCTTTTTTAACAGTTGCGAATGCCGCTGAAATATTTTGACCGTCGTTTGTATCTAATCCAGTTTTTGTTACATAATAGGTTTGACCAGGATATCCACCGCCAACGTTAATAACAGTTTCAACACCACTTACGTCTTTTTTTAAGTAGGCTTTACCATCATATGTATTAATCGCTAATTCGCCTAATTGAAGATCACTGGTTGTAGGGATTTTGCCAGGTACTGCAGATCTTTTAATTCTGATTGGCGTGGACATGTGCCTTATTTCTCCGTGGTATATACCGTAGGACAGTATGTACTGTCACTATGCTATGAGTTATTTATCTTATACTAACTTTGGCTCTATATAGTTAAACAAGCATTTTAACATGAATTTCAATTTTATTGATACTGACTCAATTCATATTAATGATAATTTAGAGTTAGAAATATCCACTATTCCAAACACAAATCATAAGATCTTAACAATAGATAATTTTCTTAAAAATCCTGAAGCTTTACAGGAAATTGCTAGCCAGCAATTATTTGAAAAGGAAGTAAATAATAAAAATGGCAGTCCTGGATGGATTTCAATTACTAATTTAAAATTTAATCAAATTACAACGACAGCAACATATCTAAGCGACAATTATTTTGATTTTTTTCACAGTAACAAAATAAGTTTACAATTTAATTTGTTTGAAGGTGGAATGCCTTGTAAATATACTTCTGTTCTTCCACACGTTGACCAATCTTTGTGTGCGTTTCAAATATATTTAAACAACCCTGAAGATTGTTATGGTGGTACAAATTTCTATCGACATAAAAAATCTGGGTTAGAAGTTAACGTAGAGTATCTAGATTCAAACTTTAAAGAAACAGAATCATATTTAAAATTTAAAGATTATTTTAGTGAAATAAATCAAAATAATTATAATACAATTTTAGATTCTAGGCAAATTGATAATTCAGAGTGGGAGTTAATTCATCACGTAGAAATGAAGTATAATCGACTAGTAGTATATCCATCATACATTTTACACAGTGCATATATTGAAAAAGAATGGTATCAAGACACTAAAAGAATTGGTTTGGTTGGGTTCCTAAACTAAATATTACACAGTCATAGATTTATAAGATGTTTGTAGACAGTTTTATATCTAGCTTAGAGACTAATCAATACAATACATTGATAAACAATGAAATTGTAGATGAAGTTAGGGCATTGGAAGAATCACAAAATGCTCCATCTGCAATTTTACTTGAAAATAATCTAACAAACAACACTCACAAAGTTGTTTTTATAACTTTTCCTGATAACGGTCATTTTGATGTGTCAACATTGTACAGTGAAATATTTCAAAAAAAAGCTCAAACAGTATTAGACGTATATGAAGATAAAATTCAAATAGAGAAAGGATATAGCTTTAATACTTTAAATTTAGAAAATAGTTACGATGAAGATTTAACGATTAGGAAAGAGGTTAAATTAGCATTTGATGCTTGGAGTCCATACTATAAAAGATTTTTAGATTCTTGTTTTAATTGTTTTGATGGAGAAAGTGACAATTATTTAAACGGTCTCTATTCTAGCACAAACAAATTATATAATCGTTTAATTTGTCATGAATATCCAGATGCTCAATTTGATCGTGACAAAAATATAATCGAACAACTATGTGAATTATATAAAATTACAGAAACAAATCAAGATAAGTTTGATTTAAATGAAATCATTCATAAATTGCAGCCAATATTGGCAAAAGAAAATTTAAAATTAAATTATAGATTAATACAGTCTAAAAATCAATTTCAAGAATTTGAAATTATGATTTATCCCATGGTACATGATGCAAGAAATGATATATTTTATTTTACCCTAGATCATTTAAAAAATATAGAATTATTAAACTTTACAGTAGTAGAAGAATTAAAAAATTGGGAGTCTGATCGTAGAAAATTTGGACATATTTCTTTAAAAATAATCAAACAAGATCGTATAAGATTAGAAGTTTTAGCTTCTTATGGGGTGTTTTAATTATTGCTTGTAGCTCCAGCTAAAACTGACGTGCTTTCAATAGAAACAACTCTATTGTAACCTTCAATAGAGCCGCCACCACCTCCTCCGCCTCCGCCAGAGCCGCCGCCGCTGCCTCCACCTCCTGCTTGGCAGTTTCCACCAGGACCTTGACTGCCACTACTACCATCATTACCCCTAGCTCCTGCAGAACCCCAACCTCCACCAGATCCACCAGATCCGCCAGCGCCGCCACCGTTGCCTGGATTATTCCCAGCATCTCCTCCTGCAGCAGTCACTAAAGTAAGTGTAGAGCCATTCCAGCTATATCCTTGACCCACGCCACCATTTCCACCAGATCCACCGCTGTCACTTCCACCACCAACGCCGCTATCACAAGATTCACAATATTGCCAACCAGCAAAATCACAAGAAAAACCTCGTTTATTTCTACCTCCCCCACCTTCTTGTCCACCACCACCACCACCACCGCCAGATCCGCCGCCGCCATAAATTCCAGCACCAGTTCCAACAATTTGAATATTTGATAATGTTCTTAATGATAAATTACCAGAACTTCCACTACCTCCTGTTCCCCCATTTCCACCACCACCTGCGCCAACAGAAGTTGCACGATGACCAAAAATACCTCCAGATGTTAATTGAATTTTAATAGTAGAGCCAGCACCTGATGGAATAGTTAATGCTGGATTTGAATTTTGTGAGATAATAGAGCCATTTACATTAATGGTTTTTCTAATTGGTTGTGTATAATCAGATCCAAATAAACTTGTGCTGGCGTTTAAATTTTCCTCTACATTTGTAATGTTAGCAGTTATTGAAACGTTTACTCCATACATATTACTTGCAGAAATAGTTCCGCTTGTAGGAACGGAACCATTTGTTGAAGCAGTGGGGACATAAGTTCCATTCCTATACAGTTCACTCATAGAAACTGATCCTGAACCAGTTTCTTTTATTTTAGTTCTAAGTTCACTAAAAGAAACTGATCCCGAAGATGTAACTGGGTTGGTGACAATCTGTATGGTCATTTCTTTAAATTACTTATTTTCTAGTTTATCTAGTCTATTAGATAGTTCTTTGATCGCTTCAATAAGAAGAGGAACCAGTTTTTCATACTGAACCGTCAAGTAATCAGGATTTGCAGGTGCTGGTTTAACAGCTTCAGGAAGAACTGCTTGAACATCTTGAGCAGATACACCAGCAATTCTTTGATTTGAAGTAAATCCTAGGCTATATGCAAGATCATTAAAGTTGTAAGTAAATCCATGCAACTTGCAAACTTTATCAAGAGCATTTTCAATTGGTTCAATATTTGTTTTCAGTCTAATGTCAGAAGCAAATGCTGTAATATCACCAGTTACTGATAAGTTATTAGATGATGGATTGTAATAAATTCCAGCATCAGTATAAAGATTTTCATTGGTTGCAGAAACATTGTTACCATTTACAAAGGTTAGGTAGAAATTAGCATTAGTTGCAATGGCGTTAGTTTTAATCAGAGTTGCAGAATCAGCATTACCAGTAACATTTCCAGTGACATTACCACTAACACTGCCTGTTAATGGACCACTGAAAGACGTTGCGGTAATAGTTCCAGCACTGAAGTTTCCAGAAGCATTACGTTGAACAACATAATTTGCCGTATTGGCTGATGTCGCATTAAGATTAATTGTCTTACTTTCGCTGTTATTAAATGCAGTGCTATTTGTGATTGTTAATGCACCAGAAACACCAATGCTATACTGAAGTGCTCCGTTATATTGTGTTGCACTGACTGTACCAGCATTTAATTGACCAGTGAAGGTGGAGACTCCAGCAACTGTAAGACGATTAAGTGCCGCAGTACCTGCACTTTGTACAATATTATTGCCACTATTATTAAATGTGGTGATTCCTGTATGAACAGTGTTAGTATTATTCAGGAATGGTAATGTAGAAATACCACTTACATTTAATGTTGTTGGATTTAAAGTGTTAGCAACAACATTTTGAACAAATGTGGTTACACCAGAAACTCTCAATCTATTAAGTTCTGCGGTTCCTGCAGTTTGTTGGATATTATTAGCACTACCACTAAATGTAGCAATACCAGTTACACTTAAATTGGTTAATCCAATACCTGCTGTTCTTAAATTAGGGAACGTTGCAACTCCTACTGTTTGTTCAATATTTCCACGGAATGTTGAAACACCTAAACAATCAATTGTACCAAATGTAATGTCATTGAATAAACCACCATTATCAAAGGTAACAATACCTGTAACTCTAAGTTGCTGAACAATAGCACCACCATTTCTAATATCAAGAACGTCTCTTGGAATTGATGTATTAATACCAATCTTATCTGGTGTAATTACAGTAAGATTGGTTTCTTGGCTAACTAAACCAAATCTCTTCCAGTTGCTAGCACCAACGTTTACCCAACCAAGATAACCACCTGTAGTAGATGAAGAACTGAATACAATATCTCCTTGCGTTCCACTATAAGCTGGTGTAGAAATTCCAACGGTTAGTGATCTAGTCTGTGCAGCATTTCCCTTCATTAAGAATTGAACTGCCTCAATACCAGATGCAGAGTTTGAAGTTACTTTATTATAGAAGTTTAAAGGACCTCTGAATTCAGAGGATTGTACGTTACCACTACCACCATTAACCTGTAAAGTATTGGCAATCGTAACATCATCATAACTTACAGAGAGGCTGGAGTCTGCTTCGCCAACAAATGTTTGAGTAGGAATATTAACAGAGACTTCCTCGCCACTAACAGGATCAATAATCTTGTTACCAATGTAGAACTCACCAGTATCATTTGTACCAGTGTAAGCTACTGTACCACCATTTTGTGAAATAGATTGGGTTAATAACTGCTCCTCTCTGGTAAGGTTTCTATTTTGTCTTTGTGGTAAAGCAACAGAATAGTTACCATGACCAAAACCAACATATTCAAATGTATGACCAGATGCACGAAGAATACTGTGTCTTCTTAGTTCAGTTGGAACTACTCGGATTCTTCTTAATGTAGAGTTAGCATCATGAGATTCTGCCTTTGTGCCAAACTGTCCTCTAAGAATATTTGCAGTATTAGTTGCAGTGCTGATACCACCAGAGATTCTCATAACCTCATGGTCAACCTGTACATAATCACCAGTATTAAATCCAACAATACTTGCTAAAGTAATTGTGCTAGCAGTTGTGGTTAAACCTGCAGAAGAAATTGTACCAATACCTGCATAGAATGGAATCATTCTACCGCCAAGTTTTTCATTAATTTGGCTGGTATTTTCATTTTGTGATGCAATAGCATTTCTAAGAAGAAATACACTTCCCCCAGTAAATGCAGCGGTATTAAATCCAGCGCCAACATAGAAAGTAAAGCTAGTAATTCCCAGTCTTTCTTTTAATGTAAAGGTTCCATTGTAAACTGTTTGCGCCGATCCTACAATAGTAAACTTATTACCTACTGCAAGACCATGAGATTGTGAAGTAATTACAGTTACAATACCAGTGGTTGTATCTGTATATTGAATATCGGTGATTCCTTTAGTTTCATCCGAAAGATATAAGAATCCAGTATTCGCGCTAGTGTAAATGCCAGGATTTACTGATGAAGTTACAGTTACTGATCTTGTACTGGTAATGCCAGAGATTCTGAATAAACCATTATATCCGCTATAGAATCTATTTCCTGTTGTACCAACACCAACAACTTGAATACAATCTCCAACATTATTATTGAGTTCTTGAACTCTGACAATTGCCTGTTGCCAACCAGCACGAGTGGTAACACCAACAACAGCCATGGTTACGCCAATGCCATAACCAGAACCACCATCAACCAGAGTTACACCATTGATAGTACCAGCAGCACTGACTGAAATGTTTGCTGTAGCGCCTTCACCAGTAATTCCAATACCAATTAGAGATGCATTATAAAGAACCGTTGCAATACCACTATAACCATAGTTTGTACCAAAACCACTAATAGAAAGTCTTCTAATAGAATTTAAGTTATGTTGCACATCAGTATAGTAAGTGGTAACACCAGAAGTATGAATTGCATTTGTAATTGCAACACCAACTCTATTGTCTTTGAAGAAAGTCTCTACAACTTCTTTAGTAATGCTGTTTTCTCTATCATTTACATGAACTTTTCCTAACTTTTCATTAGACGCATAGCTAACTGCAGCAATTGGATCGGTATCATAATTATCTCTATCTCTGGTAGGATATAGATTTGCAATGTTTTGTGGGTATTCATCGCCGATAAAATAAGCATCATTAGGAGAAACATTATTAAGTAAGCATGTTAGATGGTAAATACCATCTGCTTTATTAAATTCTTGTTCTTGAACCGTATTAATTCTGTAAATTGTGTAGGTGTTTCTATATGCATCTCTAGAAACTGTTGGCAGATTTTCATCACGGCTGGATGAAACATTAATATAAGCACCAGGATTTGAAGAAAGATTGACAGTAAATCCTTTGCTGCTGGTAATTCCTACGATTGGGAATACGCCATTAAATCCAGAATTAGCTGCGCCAACAGGGTTGTTTACACTCTTAATTTTATTAATTTTTACTCGGTCACCCGCATTTAAACTATGTGGTCTTTCTGTAACAACTGTACAGATTCCAGCAGATTGATCGTGAACAACACTGTGAATAATTCTAAGATTTCTTTGATCTGTTGGATCAGTTACAGTTGCAAACTCAGCAGCGTTTCCAACTCCAACAGTTTTACTTTCTTGAATAACATAACCAATTGAAGGTGGCTTAGCATTTGCTGCAGTTGTGCCATATTCTTTTGGAATGATGTATCTAAATCTATAAATTCTATCTTCTACAGCTCTAGTGTCAGACTGACGGGTAATATAAGACTTAGAGCTAGCATCTGTTAAGGATGATTTATATTGAATGAATGCTGGATAAATTGTATTTTGTGAGGTCGTTGCAGCACCAACAACATACCAATTTTTTCTTGCAGTATCATATTGAATTGGGTGACCAAAATCACCAGGAATCTTATCAGATACTCTACTTACAATCGTAAGCAAACCACCAGAAGTATTTGATAATGTTAGAGGAACAGGTGTGCCTGTGATTGCATCATTAAAGCTCTTTGCAAGTTGTACTTGATTAGCAGACAATCCACTAACAATTGCATAATAAATGACATCTGCAGATAAGCCATCTGGCATTGCAGCATTATCACTGAATACTCTTACAGATTCTCCAGTAAAAAGTTCATGGTTTCTTTCAAGGTTAAATGTGGTATTTGATGTAATGCTATTAGCAGCGCCAACACGAATTACTTTATAAGACTTTTCTGCCGATGTAGTGCTTTCTCCCGAAGGAACCTGCATCAAAATTGGTGATGATACAGTTACTTCTGAAGATGCTGTAGAAACAACAACTTTTAAGAGTTCTCCAGACTTAGCACCAATTCTATAAGAACTTAGAATGTTTGGTGGTGGATTATCAGGATCATTGAAATCGTAGAGATATAGTCTAGAAGTTGTACCTACGCCAGCTGTTGATGTTGACAGTCCAACATCTAAAGATACCCAACTTACGCTTTCTTCAGATTTATCAATTTCTTTTGGTGGAATGACGTGAGTAATATAACCAACATCATCACGATCAAACGATTGAAGTTGATAACCTCTTGATACTAAAGATTTTGCACCAAAGTTGGAGTTGGAGTTGGTGATTGACATGTCACCACCAGACTCTGCTAAGAAGTGATTAGCAAATCCAATAGCAAAGATTGATACGCACTGAATGAATGCTCCATTAGCAGCACGAATATGATAATTATTATATGCTGGCTTGTAAATTGCCTTTGAGTTTAAATGTAAAGGCTTATTTGCGTTTGAAGTTGTATTATTGTCTTGATATTGCCCCGTAGTCTTATCATAAATTACAAACGCATCATCATCTTTTTGTAGACCAATACCAGTAAACTGTGCAACAACAATAGATTTGAATCCTGTTGCGCTTGCACCATCAGCATTAAGACCGCTCATGCCATAGGCTGATCTTAAGCTGCAGTTGAAAATATATGGGGAAGCACCACTTACGCTATCAGGTTCAACAATAAGAGTTTCTCCACCAGTTAAAGAAGGATTTAAAGCACCTGGAGTTGCACTTGCTCGATACTGGAATCTTCTAGCACTGGATACACCAACAACATAATAAGAACCATTGAAGACTGTAGATGTAAATCCACTAATTCTAACAGAATCATCAATGTTTAAACCATGATCTAGTGCGCTATCGACAGTTATAAGATTTCCTACTGCTGCAGCACTAGAAATGCCAATATCATTTGCGTTGACAGCACCAACAATTTTAAATTCTGGAGTATTTGGTTCAAAATCCAATGTTGATGGGAAATCACCAATTGCTCTACCCGAACTATCACCGTAAGCTTGAGCAACTTTATAATAATACATCTGCAAATCAGATAATGCAGATGATGTTCCAACACCAACACCATTTACACCATCAGCATACTCAAATACTGCTAATTTGTGGTGAGAGAAGGTAGGTGTTTTAGTATTGCCATTGTAGTCATAATAAACCGAATTGTTTAGATCACCATCAAAGGCAGAAAACTGCCAAAAATAACAACCACCAGTAAGCTTAAACATTGCTGTACTGGTAATTCCTGCATTTGCTGGATCAGGAACAAATTTTGGTCTAATTTTTGTTTTACGAAGATCTAAACCAACAATTGATGTTCCTCTTGGAACAATTACACCACCAATGGTAGAGTTAAACTTATAAAGAACGTTGGAAGGATCTTCAATGTCATAATTAGAGGTATTTGTTAATTCTGTTAATGATGCTAAATTACCATTAATATCTCTATATTGAACATTACCACCAACGTTTGCAACAGATAATCCAGGTCTGTTATCAACATTATAAGTACCTGGATAAACTAAAACTGTAGTTTTGTCAAACTTATCGTTATTTTGACCAATATTATACGAAAATCTTGCTGCTTCAATTAACGCCCTTTGAATCGTTTTGAAAGGTCTGGTTAACGAATTACCTTGGTTTTCAATACTATCGGTTGCGTCTAAATCTGATGGATTGACGTATAGAATGTTACCATCAGTGTTCTTTAAGAAATTTTCTAATCTGCTTAAAGGCATGGAAATATAACCATAAAGGAGCTATTATGGTTTATTTATATCATGGAGAATAGGGGACTTGAACCCCTGACTTGCAGCTTGCAAAGCTGCCACTCTACCAACTGAGTTAATTCCCCTGGCGGCCCTTTTGTTTAACGGAGGAGTAGCCGATCCCCACTATAAGAATAAGATTTGGACTCTTATTCTGTTTGTAGGAAGAACCAGACATGTCACCTAATGAAGCACTTCTGGATCTTCCAAGCCCCCGACTGGATTTGAACCAGCGACCAATGGTTTACAAAACCATTGCTCTACCACTGAGCTACAGAGGCATTAATCTTGTGGCAACATTTCTGGATTTTCCAGTTCCAGTTCAAACAACATTGGATGACACTGCTCATCAATTAAATAAAATGATGTTCTGTATAAATCCTCTGGTTCGTACCTTCTTTCTTTGTCTGCCACTTCTATCAATTCCAGATCAGTAATTGACTCATCTGGAAGTTCGTCAAAAGTAAAAGGAATGCCTTCTATAAAGTACATCAAGACAATTTGCATTCCCTTGTTGTACCAAACATATCTAGCGTCAATACGATATTTCATTGACGATCTTTTCTTTTGTTTATTTAGATACCAAAAAACCTTTTTGGCATTTTTTTGGCGGGATTTTTTTCCGACCTTTTTTGTAACCAAAAGTCAATTTTGGTTTAGGTAGGGCGAGGGAGACTTGAACTCCCACGGGCATAAGCCCAACAGATTTTAAGTCTGGTGTGTCTACCGATTCCACCACCGCCCCGTGGTATGCAGTAATTATAGCATGGAGGTTATAGGCTGTCAATAGGTCAGATCAAAAATAATTAAAGTTTATTACTATCCGATAATTTGAATTTGTACAAGTGGTTCCTGTATGTAGTATGTTACCATCAAATTCGACATACCTATTTGCAACACTTTCCACTTTAGAACCATCTTCAAATTTTGTGTAGCCGTTATTATCATTTAAGTAATATATTCCAGTCTTAAAATTTGAAAATGGTTGGTCTGTATGGTAACCATGTTCTATTATTTCATGAGTTCTGGTTGTCAGATTACATTTTATTCTAACTAAAGCTTTGGGTTTTAAGTTATCAATAAAAGGTGTCAACAACTCAATGTAATCACTAGTTGGTCTAAATCCATGATAAAACCCATGATAAAATTGAAAGTTATAATTTGGGTTACAAAATTTTTCGTGATAATCGTCAAGAACTTTACTGTAATGCCAAGGAAAACTATCTGATGTTATTCCTTGTTGCAATTGTAAAAAATCTTTTTTGGATAAAAAATTATCGATTATATTCATTTGTGTAAATTGGTGGGTGAAAATTACAATACTCGTTAAAAGTAATTTTCATTTCTTTGTTAGTCAATCTAGCATGTGCTGCTGCTTTTGGTAGGTTCCATTTTGCATGGAACAGCATTTCCATTGCTTGTCTAGTTTCTGGTCTCATAAAGTTTCAAAATTGGTGAGGAGGAGATTTCTCTCCTCCAGCAACTTCCTTCACACGGACTATTATATTATAGCATCGTTTGTTGGGTCTGTCAAGATAGTGAGAATAGAACTCATTCTAGTGCTGTCTGCTTGCATACGTTCTATTCCTTTCCTTAAACTATATCTTCTAACTTCTGCTTCAGTTCTTTCCGACTTTAAAGTATTTGCAGTTGTAATTATTGTAGATACTTGTGATCTCAACGCAGTAATTTCACTTTCCAAAGTTGCGATAGCAGCTTTACATGCGGTGCAAGTTGCATTATCTCCTGCTGTAGGTGTGACAGTTGTAATACCATTTGTACCTGTCAAATAACCAGGCCCTGTAAGAGAATAGTAAGTTCCTAAAGAAGCTCCGCCATTATTTGAATAAACATTGAACGATCCAATGCCACTTGTTGCAGAAGATAAAGTATTGCTTGTTATATTTCCGTAAGGCTGATCTCCATTATAAGATGCTGTGTTTATATTCCAAGTGTTTGCTTGTGCAACATCTTGATTGACAGTTGTAGTTGTTGTGGTTCCACAACCTACCACGTTTTGTGCCGTGGATCCGATGCTTATGATTTGCTGTTGTTTTGCAACAATCTGTGCAGTGATAGAAATGATTTGATTATCAAACGCTTGAATAGATGGCAAAAAATCATCAATTCTATCTTCGGTTGGCGCAATGAGTGGTGTGATTGCACTTACAGCATCTGCGTTTTCGCCAATCTTATCATTTAGATATTTAATTACACGTTTTGATTTTTCAGTTGCCATTATTAATACCTATAAAGTCTTGTCCTGGATAATCTTTAACCGAAGTACCTTCATACTCTACTACTAATTTATCTAGATCTTTTCTTTCAGCAAATACTGTATAATGACAATAAACTTTTGTTAGTTTCTCCGACCCAACTACAATTTTTTCTGATGTAATATCCTTAACGTGTAAAGTTGCGTCGGAATGTTTCCATGCGGTTAATTGAACTGTGATAGAATTTTCATCTACAAGATCTTTCCAATACTCAGGAAGATAGATGATGTGTTCACCTTCAAGTTTCCCTCTATAAAATACAGCAATCTCTGGCCCCTCAATCGCAACATGTCTAAGACGATGATTTGGTTTTGATGGGTGTGGAATATCAAAAGGCTTTGCTGGTAATGCTTTTGCCAGATTAACTTCTGTTGTTACATCACCAAGTCCAGTAATTGTAATACCAGTGTTAGCTGTGATTCTAGCGTTAGCAGTAATCGCACCATTTGAAGTAATTGTGCCTGTAAAAATTGCATCCTTAAATGTTGCAAACTTCTCAACAAAAGCTACGCCATTAACATTCAATAAAGTCTTAATGTAAGTTGGAGCAAGAACGTCAACAAGACTTCCTTTGATTGTTGTTAAAGGACTTGTTAATGTTGTTGCTGTTGTGGCTAAGATGTTGTGGTTGATGGCACTGGCTTGCAAACCAATTCCAGGAAACGGAGCAACTCCATCACCTAAGGCGCTGATTTTTAATGCAGCTCCTCCTGGTGTATTCGTTGATGGAATAATATTAACAACTGCAGTCTTAGGGAATGCAGGCCCCATAATTCCATCAATCAAAGTTCCACCAACAATCAAAGGCCCGTTAATGGTTGCAAGACCTGGAAGAACTGTAGGATTCTTAGGAATAAAAGTTGGATCTGAAAGTCCAACATGCAAAGTATTTTCTGCTGCTATCGAAGGAAAATTCATAATGTTATCCGATTCCAGTTAAACTTTTTAATAATGTTCCAGTGGCTCCAAGTATTCCCTTAGATAAATCTAAAGTCGATCCGCCAGTGGACATACTGCCTGCAATATTTAAAAATGTTTGCCCAGCAATATCCATTGCAAGACTAGCATTCATTGTCACATTTGTACCTGAAATTTTAATTGTATCATAAGATGATATATTGATATCATTTGTTGCAAGTATATCTATGTTGCCATTTGATTGATCTTCTGTTTCAGGACCTGATGCAGAAATGACTACGTTTCTACCAGACAAATATAGTGTTCCCTGTGGCGCTTCAATAACTACATCACCTTTCTTAGCGCAAATCCATTTGGCTGGAATGTGTGGCTGTTTAGCATCGGCATTAGCTTGCAGCTCTGTTCCAACAACTTCAACAGAAACACCACTGACAACTTTAACATTTCTACCATCATCCATCCCGTAAATTTCACCATCACCATTTTCACAGATCAGTGCATAATTTACTTTACCATGAATAGGCATGGTATTACCACTGTCTATTCTGTAACGCTTTTTTATTGTAGTTTTTACTTTACTCATCTCTGTACACAATCAACAACTTGAATCACTCTTCCAACTCCTAATGCACCAGCATCTTCTTTATTTACCTCAATAAAATCAAAGGTTGGTTTGACCTTTGCACCAGCACCAGTCAGACTTACTAATAATAGTTCTGGCAGTTCAGTAAATCCTGATCCAGGTGCAACAACATCAATGTTTAAAATAGATCCATTAGGCCCGTAAGTAATTTGGAACTCAGGTAAGGTGACTAAACCAATATCGTTATCACCAGGAATAACTACGATTGAAGTATCCTCACCATAACCAACACCAATATTATCTACATTAACACCATTGAATTGTGTTACATAAGAATTGGCGTTAGCATCTGTACTGCCATCAGAAGGTGCAGGTGCAGGCTCCGATCCATAGGTTTGTACGGTTTGAGTATTTAAATAACCAGATCCAGGTTCATCGATAACAATACTTGTTACCTGCCCACCATTAATAATCGCTCTTCCTCTAGCATTTTGTCCATTATTACATGAATCAATGAACGAAACATAAGGAGGTTCAAAATAACCACCGCCGCCATTAAGAATATTAGCACCAATAACTTGCCCAAGATTGTTTACAATCGCAGTTGCTGATGCACCATTACCACCGCCACCTAAGATTGCAATTGATGGAGGCCCGCATCTTAAAACATCTGGAGTGCAGCTTCCAAAGCTTAAGTCAACATCCTCAAGCCCAAGATCCTTATAAAGATCACTCTTTAAATTCTTAAGACCACCAACACCTGCTTGCTTTAATATCTTGTTGAAGTTATCAATTTCTTTTTGTGAGGGGCCATATCTAGTGGTATAGCTTTGTGGAGGTGTGCAATTTCTTGGTTCACAATTAAATAGATTTTTAATGAACCCAACAACATTCATTGCCTTGGCAAGAATATCATTTGCATTACCTAGTGCTCCACCTAAGAAATTACTTAACTGTTGAAGTGTAGGGCCAACTGCATCTGCTAAAGAATTGAACATGCTGTTTAGCATTTGTCCGACAAAATTTTCTACTAAGCAAGTTGCAGTTCCTAAGACTTGACCAACCAACGACTTTAATTGATTGACAACATAAGTAAATATCTTTTTGATAAACTTTTTGAACAAACAATATATTGTGGACATGTATGTTCTGATGACTTGTCCAGCAGCATTTTGTTTTGGTTTTGGAAACAGATCTGCAATCAACTTATCCATTTTCTTGGAATACTCATCAAATAACCATTTCATTCCAAGCTTAACCATGTCAGTGAATAGAGAAGCAATCTCCATTCCTGTCTCTCTAATTTCACTTTCAATGTTGCCTAACTTATTTGCAATACCACCAACATAAAGATTTGCATAAGCCTGATAGCCTTCTAATCTTGCTAGGAAATCTTCCAACTTATCTGTAATCTTAGAAATCTTATCTGACTTACATGGATTAGGTGGATTAGATTTAATATCACTCCTCTTGGCAAAACTTCCTGCTGCCTGGTCAACATTTTTATCAGTGGTTCTGGAGATTTTTTCTATACCAGACTTAGATACGCTCGTGGAAACACCAACGTTAGCAGGATTTCCTACACCAGTTCCTACATTCTGTCCACCATTGGCAGGTGGAACTGGAATTTGATGAGCACCTAATTCTCCAGGAGATACTGGTAAAAATTCAGAACTATTTTTGGACGCTACTTGTGCAGATGTAATTAAGTCACTAATGTTAGATCCTTTATACAAAGATCCAATGATAACTGGTTGCTGACCATCATCACCATCTAAAAAGAAGCCAAATACAGTCTCTCCACCTTGATACTCATGAGAATCACCTTGAGACAATACCCCATTGGCAACTCCAGGTGGAACTAATACATGTGCCCAAGGTAAATCAGCATCTGGTAGTTGACCACCTTCTTTAGTATGATAACCAAATATTCTTACCTTTACTCTGTTATAATATTCTGGTGGTTTTTTGCCGTTGATGATGTCTTGACCAGACCACTTACCAGTGGTAGGTAAAACAACCACGCCAAGCCACCACACGAAACCATCCCTTCCAAGGTAGTGTGTTCTAATTAGTTGGTTGGATGATTGATCAAGAAACATTAGTCTTCGTATACTTTACACTCTAAAGCATTAGGATTAGCGTCACAAAATAATTCTAATGGGGTTGGATCATGATCATCTTCAGGATGACGCTCATGATATTTTTGAAGATCTTCTAATTCACCCTCAATATGGCGGCGCATTTGTGGGGAAACTGTGGGATCACTTAAAATTTCTTTATCCTTTTGGATATGTTGTTGAATGTTTTCCATTTTATGCTAATTGCGTTTTAATGTCATATGAATCTTTAACCAATTCAAGCGCAGTGTAACAATCCTTCCCAGAAAACGCATGGTGTAATGCCGTTATCATATAGCGACCAGAACTAATTGATTCGTAATTTTTATTTTGCATTTGGGAAGCTGTCTCGGGTATTCTACACTCTATAATTTGACCTGCTCTTAATGAAGGATTACATGGAATAGTAATTTTTAATATCTGAGAGAATAAAAGATTGTACCTTACGACAGCTTCTGCTTGATATTTAGGTAGGTCTGGATACAAAGAATCTTTGCTTAACTTTCCAGTCTTATCTAATGCACCAACATCTAAAGTTCTAACAAAATATCTAGATGGGAAATCTTGCATGTTCCCTGGCAGTGGTGGATATGTATCTGTAAGATTACCTGATGAGGTTACAATCTCACCATTATACTTCTGTTTTAATTGAAAGTCAACAAACTTAGGTTCATTTGTATACAGATTGTAAAACAAACTTTTGTTTGCATACATTCCCAAACGCAATGAATTCAATACATCATTGTTCTTTTCAATATACGAATTTAATATCCTGTATTTGTTAGCAACACGATTTGCATTTGTAACATCTTCCTGAGTATAGATTGGAACATTAGTTCCGCCTTTTAATAGTGTGTTAATACTTTTAAATACAAATCCATCTTGTGTTTCAAAGAAAAAATATCCTGGTGATTTTTTGTCAGGCGCTACAGCTTTAGGACATAAGAAGTTAAGTAAATCAAATGGTCTTTTATTATTTCCTACAAAAGAATAATTATTAGAACTCTTCTCGGTTACAATTGTTTTATTACTTTTTAATTGGCGGAATATTTTTTCTGCACTGACTCCTACGTTACCATCAAATCGATTTGGAACTCTAACAATTTCATTCATTAGAGTTTCATAACTAGTCAACTCTAAATTGTAAACACTTTTTGTAGATTCTCTTAAAGATTGTATCGTTCTAATTCTCAATCCTTTTCCTGGAGTAGAAAAATTAATCTCTCCACCTTGAAAATCTGGCACATTAATTGATCCTAATAGTTCTTCTCCACCATATAATTCAAGTCCAGAACTTTTAGTAATATCAATTATAGCAAAACTAATTCTTGCTGTAACCCCTGGCGATAATACGTTTTCATAAAAAGAAAAACTCGCAATGGATTTTGCACCTAAATCAATCTCCTTTAAATTAGAACTTGATTTAAGTGGTTTTATTTTAAAGCTGCCATATTCAAAACTATTTTCTGCAGACATTAACCAGTGGGGGTGATGAAGAAAGGATTAGCCGTAATCTTATTTAGTGACAGATTTGGAGGTGTCGTGGGTTCATTTTGCTTTACTGGTGGTGAAACACTAGGATTATCTGGTGGAGCAACTAATGCTAGTAATAAAGATTCAGGTTCTTCTTTCGTATTATATGAAACAAGATTGTTGTTTTGATTATTAGTTTTTTTAGTTACTGGTTCAACTTTACTTTGAGGTGTATTAATTGCACTTCCTTTCCATTCAAAATGCCAAGGTTCATTTGATACTGTTGAATACCAACCATACTGACCACCATATCTTCGGATCCATTGTTGTGCTCCTGGTGAACTAATATCAATTGCAATTCCCCAACCATGTGCAGAAGTTCCTGGTGGTGCAGCTCCTGGATTTGTTGGACTCCATGTTCCAAGTTCTTCCTCTAACTTTGCCTGTTCTTCATAAGTTCTATAAGCACTTGACAATTTAAAATATACTTTATTTCTGGCGGCGGCAGCTTTCATTTGCAAGTAAGATTCTGCTGCTGGAGCCCATAGTTTAAACCCATCACCTACATCTCTTAATTGATCTGGTTTTAATCTTCCATTTGAACCGTCTGGTTTAGTTTCTTGCTGCTCCTGTATCTCTTCACTAATAACCATTGAGGCAACACCAGTTCCCAAAAATGTCTGGAGAATTTCTTTATTAAAACTTGTTTCTTGAGCAATTTCTGCCTTTTGTTTTTCTTCCTGTTGTCTCCTTTCATCTATTCTTTCAAGATCAGTTTTTTGTATTTGATTTGTTCTTTGCAATTCCTTTTCAAGTTCATGAGAACGTTTTTTTAATTGTTTTAATAAAGATAAATTACTTTTAATTAGTTTAGATGTTTTAATATAATCATACTTTGTTTTATCAATAAAGACAGTGATATCTTGTACTCTATCTTTTACAATATCAATATCTTTACTAATGGTTTCCGCAGTTATTTTTGCCATATCTACGCTTGCTTAACAGCATTGAGATTGATTGCTGTTGCAATTGGATAAGGATCTTTAGGATTTGTTGCTGGAAGAATAGGAGCAGATGCATGAGATGTTGTTGGTGCTCCCCCAGTTCCTTCAGGAATTGTTGGTGATTTAGTTGGAGCATTTAATAATGCTATTTGTGGTGACATGGCTTTGCCACCAGTTTCTTGTGCTAAAACTTGAGCATTTAATTTTTCTTGCTGAACACTAATCATAGTTCCTGGGGAAGATATTTGTGCTACTTGTGGTGGATCACCTGTTGCCCCTCTGCCTTTCATTTTGCTTGATTGATTACCAAGATCCTTAAATTTATCAAACGTATTAATTGTGTTTAATCTTTCTAATGATTTTTCTTCTTTGTTTGCAGGGTTTTCAAAATTTATTGTAAAATCCTTTGATGCATCTGCTGGTGTTGCAAAAGATTTTTTCAAATATGTTTTCATCGCTGGCTCAGACAGTGCATAATCAACCTGACCTTTCCAATCTTTTGCCCAATCTGTGCCTACAGATTTAAACATTGTTTGAGCACGTCCACCACCCAAATTAAATTGAAACAATCCAAAAGAATTAGGTTTTCCATTTTCATAATCTCCCATTGCACCAGAATCAAATCCAGATTCATGTTCAATGTTGTTTAATATTCCAACTGCATGTGTATGACTAATGCCTTTTGAAATTAAATAATGATATATTTCTTGGGCTCGTACTGGATTAGAAATAGGCTCTCCACCAATAAATTGATTTAAATCTTCTTCATCTTTCCCCCGCATCATTCCAGATATTCCAACACCAAAACCCAAAGCCGAAATTAGCGTACCCATTTGACGCTCTTGTTCCATTTCAGCTTGACGTTGCTGCCCTCTTTCTTCAGCTGCTTTAATTATGTCTTGTGTTGTTGCTTGCAATGCTTGCAATTTAGTAGCTTTAGAAATCTCAGAGCTTCTTTGTTGTTCTTCTTTTACTGATTGTCTTGCTTCAATATTTCTACCTTTTATATCACCAAGTATTAGAGAAAATAATCCTGAGAGTTGTGAAGTTAATAAATCAACTCTACCAGTTAATCCATCAACTAATGATTGCAATCTTATCTTTTCTGGATCTTCTTTTAATTGATCTTCCTCATCATTTATATCTATTTCAGTTTTAATAATTCTAAGAAGTCTAGATAAATCATCTCCACCAGAATAGACAGCTCGTGTTCTTTGCACACTTGCAGCTGGAGATGCAGCACCTTCAATTACTGCTTCTCCAGCACCAAAAAACTTACTTGCGTCTATAGCCTTTGGGGATTCTTCATCCATTTTGTTTTTCTGCTTCCTTTTCTTCTATGTATTGTTTTAGAAGTTCAAGATAGGTTTCTCTTTCCCAAGGAATCATATTTTCTATTTCAGTAAGAGAATACTTATGAACTTGCATTAGCGCAAAGTTGATCCTGAAATATGTTTCAAGATCTTCTTTGGCTAGGGCTAGCCGAAAAAATCAGTTAAACCCTCCAGAACGATACTATTCTCTTTTCCAGTGTTAGGATTGACTACTTGTAATGTATGACTCAACTTAGGCATTGTTTTAAAGAACTGTTCAATTTTTTTATATTGCTTGGGAGTTAACTTCTCAACATAATCAATCAGTTCTTTTTCAGTACAGTCAGAAGCCATCCAACAATCTTCTTCATTATAAACGCTTTCCATACATGATGCAATAAGTTTTACAGATCGTTCTACATTCTCTGAAGACTTTTCTGAAACATCAAAGTTGTTTTCAATAAATTGATTTAAAGATGGATATTTCATTTGCCAATGATATCCATTTTCCATATCAATTTTATTGGTATGTCCCTCTAGATATTGAACTTGAATTTCATCTACAAATAATGTAACTGGAACTTCTGTTTCACCATCATCACCACAAGTGATTACAAGTTCAATAGACTCGCCAATAGATTTAGCACGAATATTTAAAAACAAGTATTCAATATCAAACGAAGGAAGTTCTTCAATTTTAATTCCTTTAGTGAGAATACAATTAGACAATACTTGTTTAATTGCGTCAGTAATTTGTTTTGGATTTCTAGATTCTAATGCAATGATTAAAACCTTTTCTTCCTTAACAAGGAATGGTCTATATTTGATCTTCTTTTTATTTGATGGAAGAGTCAAATCATATTGTGGAACAGTATATTCTGGTAATGGCATACTATAAGATCAGTTAAATTTATTTATTAGGCATTACCACGACCAAAATTGGTTGCATCTTGTGATCTTTGTCCAGGACCTTGTGTTTGTTGTGATGGTGTATTTCCACGTATAATTCCATTATTATAATATTCATTTGTCAATGTTCTGCTAAAAGGACTAGTATCAAATGGCTGTGCTCCAGAAAATTCTTCAAAACCTTGCAATGCATTTCCAGTTGGAACATCAGGAACTGTGATAGCACTATGATATTGTTTAACTGCGCTTAAGTTTCTTCTAATGATATATCTACTATAGTTAAAGTTAACAGTAAAAGTTAAAATTTCACTTGCCTGATAGCTTACAGGAGAAACAATAATGTTGGATGGATATGCTTGAATAAATTCATAGCTTAAATATCCACTATTATAACTTTGAATTGTAGTATCATTAACTCGTGTTGTTGTATTTAAATCTTTCTCAAACTTAGTAACAAGAATTCTTTGGCAATAAGTATTTGGATATCTAAACTTCATAAAATTATTTTCATTTCCAGCAACAGGATAATCCTGTCCTGCTTCTGAGGATGTAACAACTCCATCGCCTGAATACAATGGGTTAATAAAATTAATCCACTCTTCAAAAAATCTAATGATCCTATGATTATTGTCAACGTAAAAAGTCATCGTCAATTCGGGATACTGACGAAGAATAGGATATTTTTCAATTACTCCTTGCCTATTTCCAATCGTATCTGTTGTTTTAAAATTAGGACCAGGAAGAACTGTTCCAGCACATAACAGTTCAATTGCTTCAATCGGATCTAGACCATTGGTTGATGCAGTATCATATATTCCAGCAGCTCGCAACCAACTAACTAATCCAGCATTCCCTGCAGCTCTATCGCTTAATGGAAATGCTACCTTGTAGTAACTATTAAGAGATACCTTTGAAAAGGTATTCTTTACACTTTCTATTGGAAAATAAAGTCTTGTATTACTAGACACAAGCTAAATATTTGGGGTATCTATACTATGTATATGTATTATCAAGGGAAATTTTCGCCCAAGAATTATCAAAAGTATAAAGGAGATCCTACAAATATATTTTATAGGTCTTCCTGGGAGTTAGTTTTCATGAAATACTGTGATGAGAATTCAAATGTTTTGGAGTGGGGAAGTGAAGAGATTGTAATACCTTATCGTTCTCCATTGGACAATAGATATCACAGGTACTTTGTGGATTTTTATATTAAAGTCAAAGAAAAAACTGGAGTTGTAAAAAAATATTTGATTGAGATTAAACCAAAGAAACAAGTTATTGGCCCTGTCCAAAATCCTAAAAGAAAAACTCAGCACTGGAAAAAAAGTGTTTTTGAGTATGCAAAGAACACTGCTAAATGGGAGGCTGCAAAAGAGTGGTGTGAGGACAGAATGATGACATTCAAGATTTTGACTGAAGAGGATCTTGGATTATGAAGCCATCAGAAATAATCAAAGATGAAGTTAAAAAAAGATTAAAAGGACAATTTCAAACTCAAGATTGGTATCGAATGAGATTGTTTGAAGAGTTAAATGTTGTTCAAAAAAATTATGATGTTAGTGATAATCTAGATACTTTTGGTTTGGAAGTTGGTAAAGTATACTATTTTAATTACGTTGCAAAGTTTCCAAATCGTTATCCATACTATGATAGATTTCCTTTAGCTATTATTTTAGGTATTGACACTAAGACTGGTTTGATTCTAGGCGGAAACTTTCATTATTTAAATCCATCTATTCGTGGAACATATGCACTGAATGCATTAAAAGCAACAAACGTTTTGCCAGATAAATGTCTTCATTCATATTACCCTCAAGGTATCAATGATATTAACAGAGTTCCTGATGAAGATGTGAAAGGATGTGCTGAGTTTATAACCGAGTATTTTGTCAATAAATACAATCAACAAGTAAAAAATAGTAGAGTTTGGGCGGCATAATTAATGTCAGTACAACAATCTGGTACACAACAATTTATTGTTAGAGATGCGGTAGGACAATACTATACGGTATATACTGATTCAAACACATCTGGTAAAGTTGTATCGGTCATCAATAATTCAACAAGTGAAACTTTAACAAGACAGCAAAGTTCATCATTATTAAATAGTTTAATAATTAGTGATTCTTTAAATAAACAGTTTAGAGCTGCTGGTGGTGTTCATAAAGAATATACAAGCGCAAATAATGTTTTAGCTCCACAGGCACAGTTTGATTCGGAAAGCACTAAGCTTGATAAAGCAATTGCAAATGTTAGCGCCACAGAAAGATCTAATGGGGCTGAATTCCAAGGAAGAAATTTACAAAATATTAATTCATTAGTTGGTAAAAGTCAACCAAAAACATCTGGTGTAATAGTGTTCCCATCAGATTTGATTGTAAAGTCTGAATCTGGAGGAGTAAAATATTCTCAAGACACCATAAGAATCAAAGCATTAAAATATGTTCCTCCGCAACAAGATTTCTTAGAAGGTGTTTTTAATACTGGAAGTTTGTTTACTGAAGGAACAGTATCAAATAATCAAGAGTTTGATAGTTATCAGCAATTAAATGCGTTAATAAAAAATTATGATCAACGTGGAGAGGTTATCTTACCAATGCCATTGGCAGTAAGAGATGCTGTAGGTGCAGAGTGGGGAATTGATACTGTAAATGCATTAGCACTTGGTCTTTACAGTTCTATTCGGAACAAGTATGAAATGGATCCTACAGGAATGGGGACTCTCTTAAGATCTGGATTTAAACAATCTTCAAATTTAGAAGCTTGGGCATCATTAGCATCAGCATATGGAAGTGCTGGAGATGGTGGGCAAATAAGAACTCAAGTATTAAACAATTTAACCCGCGACATTCTTGCTAGTTTAGGACCAGATTTTAAAGTTGATCCTTTAGCTGCATTAGCAAGATCAACTGGTAGTGTTGTAAATAATAATGCTGAGCTGTTGTTTAGAGGACCTAAACTAAGATCATTTGATTGTGCTTGGAAACTTTCACCGAGAAGTGCTGAGGATTCTTTAAGAATTCGTAAAATGATTCGTTGGTTTAAAATAAATAGTTTACCTTATTTAAGTCAAACGGCAATCTTCATGGAGACACCTAATGTGTTTGCCGTTCAATATACAAAAGCAAACAATGAAAGAAATGAGGCATTACCTCAATTTAAACTCTGTGCTCTTGTAGACTTTCGTGTTGATTATGCTCCCGATGGAGTTGGTTGGGCAGCATATGAAGATGATTCTCAACCAATCACCAGTTTAATTA